GCCTTCCATGGTAAGATCAGACATAGATACCTTGACTTATTAACGTTATCTAATATTTAGTGAAGAAATTATCTATGTACTTTATTTCAATCATAAATAAAGAAAACAGCATACTTAATTAAGGAAATCATGGATAAGAGCCAACATAATCCACTTGCCAAATACTTTAGAGCACCTGGAATATCAGTAAAGTTGCCTAGTGGTGGTCTTTATCAACCAATAGACAATATTGTTTTTGAACTAAGTGGCGATGACGTATCAGTATTGCCAATGCGCGGTGCTGATGAAATGCTGATGAAGAGTCCTGACGCACTGATGAGTGGTCATGCGATTGAAGAGACTATCAAAAGTTGCGTACCAGGAGTGATTGATGCTAGATTGTTGCCAACATGTGACGTTGATGCGTTATTGCTGGCAATCAGAGCAGCAACATACGGTGATCAAATGGATATCGAATGCAAGTGTCCTCATTGCCAAACAGATAACTCATACGCTTTTAGTATTTCACACGTATTGGATACCGCAATTCCGTTGAAGGAAGAATATCCGGTGCGATTGAATGATGAAGTGGTCGCTTATATCGGACCGTTTAATCTGATTACCAGCACACAGATCAGTATTGGTGCTTTCCAAGAAGCACGTAAGATGCATTTATTGGAAGAATCCAAAGCTGGCGAAGAAGAACAACAAGCCGCTCTCCGTATTAGTTTTGATAAAATTAACAAAATCAACACGAAAGCACTAGCTAGTTCAGTAAAATGCGTGGTGGTTCCTGATGGGGCGATTGAAGACCCAGAACATATTGCTGAATTTGTTGACAACATCAGTCGTGAATGGTTGTCAAAGATTGAAGCCGCGCTTGAAGAAGTAAACAAGGCTGGGGTACAGAAAGTTCAACAGGTAGCTTGTTCTAAGTGCGAAAAGGAATTTTCAACCACTATTGAATTTGATCCGGCGAATTTTTTCGGCAAAAGCTCCTAAGAATGCCACCTGATAACATTGGTGAGTTTCTAGATCGTTTCGCGCATGAACGAAAGGAGCTGTCGAAACAGATTAATGAAATTATGTGGCATTCTCGAGGAAGCTTATCTCGAGAAGAAGCTTGGACAATTAGCATTGACGAACGAAGAGAATGTGTCGCTGCTATAGAAAAAAGAATCGAAACTGTTGAAAAGACAGGATTGGCACTTCTGTAATTACTTGTTCACTTCTTCAATGTAGTGACCAGCAATATTCAAATCTCGCTTTACATGCTCAATGCGACCGTGATAGTTTACCATCATACGGTCGCATTCGCGTTTGTATGGCTTCAGATGCTCAGCACTAACCTTCCATAGACCAGAGGCTGCCTTACAGACGTTCTGGCTGTCTCCCAGAATAGTAATGTTCTGCGTGTTGCCTTGTTCAATTGCGGTCCCCAGAGCCCACAGAAACGCTGCCCATTCGGCAACGTTATTAGTTCCCTGATCTAACCGTTCGTGATACTTGTCGTAAGTGCCATTTCCATGATCAACTACGATTGCCACTTCCATCTTTCCTGGGTTTGGCTTGCAGCCACCGTCAAAGTATATTTTCATTTTTTATGGTCAAAATGAAGAGCAATGACCGGTCATTGCTCTTCGAGGTGCTGCTATCTAGTTTCTATCTAATTATAAAGTATATTAGCGCTGGCAGACCAGCAGACGATTTGAACATTAATAGTATTAAATATATACTGAGCTTGCACAAACACATCTAGGTAGACGTCCAACCGCGCTCTACGTTTTGATCTGTAGTAAATACATAGAGCATGTCTACCATGCACAAATAATAACAAAGATTGGCAACCGCAGCAAGCGTTTTTGCCACAAAAAGGAAATGTCATGCCAAGTAAGGCGAAAGCGAAAGGAAATTCTGGCGAACGCGAACTGTGTAAAATTCTCGCTGGGGTATTCGATGGATCATTTATTCGAGTACCAGGATCAGGTGCCTATATTGGCGGTATCAATGCAGTGCGTCGTGAATATATGAGTGCTGGTCAAGTACGCCATGCAAAGGGTGATATTCAACCACCAGACTTTATGCCAAAGTTGGTATTGGAAATGAAATTCTATGCGGATTTCCCATTCCATAGCTTGCTAACCCCAGGTGCAGTACCACAATTGGATACTTGGATCGAACAGACTCTTGATTGTGTGGAAAAAGATGACGTATGGTTTGTAGCATTTAAGATCAACCGTCGTGGCTTCTTCTGCGCTGTTCCATTCGAAGGATCGGAAGATTACGTGTTTGGTAATCATTGCGTTTATACTGGTAAGCATGGTAAGTTTATTGTTGCCGAACTTAACCAATTCTTCACCAATAACAAAGACTTGATCCTTAAACGTACTGCATAATGGCAAAACATAAAGGTAGAGCACGTCTAAGACCTTTTTCATCTCTTAGACGTCGTTCTTCCGTTCTATTCATGGGCCCTAGAGGCATAGCTAGAAAAGGACGAAGTATCAACCGCAAGAACAGTCGTAGCAAAAAAGCGGCAGATCAGACGCTCAAGATTCGTGATATACCAAAAAACGGTAATGAACCATACGAATATGTGGTTTACCTATTCACCAAGCTTGACTCAAAAAACCGCAAACATATCGAAGAAGGTCACAAAGCTGTGGTCGACTTCGTGAAGTCGTGTATTTCCGAATACAAAATATATAAGACCAAGATCAATACCTACCCAGAATCTATTGGGGTAAATTGCATCAAATTGGCCAGTGAATCAGATCTCATGATGCTGATGCTGTGCCATAGAGAACACGTTCGTAAAATCTTTAGATTGGTCGATGAGCCCAAATAGGGCTCATTTACTACTTACCAGTTCTTATCGAACTCTCTTTTCCACTCGTTTAATTCTAGGCAATGTGTTGTTGTCCGGATCTAACAACTTAGTCATTACCATCCATCCCACACTTTCGCTGTATAGCTCAATACTATACTCAGCATCTTTGCGATAGCGATATTCGATAAAATAATCGACATCTTCTTCACCCAGATGCTGTTCCAATAGTTCACGTAGCTTGTTCAGCAAGCCAATATTCACAAATTCATCTTTGTTCTCAAACAACACTCGATACTCAAGTGGCTTGTAGAATGTGAATGGGGCCCATTCTGCTTCATATGGATTGACTTCGATTTCTTCAATCTGTTCTGGTTGTACTGCTGGCGGTGCTAAATCATCCATTATTGTCTCTCCTCAATTGCGATAATCATATTAATTGTATTATTTTCTTGTTCTGCCAACTGCAAGCATACTAGTATTGATAAGTTCTTTACATAAAACTCATCACTTTCACCAGGCTGGGTTCCTTGATAAGCAATGAAATCCACATCTTCCTCATAGCCGTGTTTGAGGAACGTATTGTATCTAGTAACTGTGAATATCTTACTAGACACTCCATAATGAGGCTTGAACACGATTCGATATTGATAATCAATAAGTGGAATCATATCAGCGATCCATCCAGCTACTTCTGGGTCTACTGTTTTAAGTATCGCTTCCATTTCTCTCTTCAATTATTGTTATTTTCTTAAATTGGCTCAAGTCACTCGGCCTACCTAATAATCGCATATTAGTGAGATTTGCCAATCCAGTCACATATACTTCTTGTCGTGTTCCCAAAACTTCACTATCTTGGTAAAGATACATATCCTCACCATCAATATAGCCACAACCGTTTAGCATTTGAAAGATCAGATACATTGACCATTTATTAGAAACTACCGTCGTCACATCGTCAAACCTAATACGATATTTGAATTCTGGCTGCGCAATCATGGTTTCTAACCACTGTGCTTCATGGGGATCAACTATTGCAATCAATGGATTGGTCATTTCGTTCTTCAACATGATCTAAGTGTCGGAGCAGATAATTGTAGATATTGAAATCAGTACTTTTAGTCATGCGTAGTTCAACTATCCACGATGACGTCGTGGTGTATAGGCAATGGTCAGACTCTTCGCTATCTTTTGGGCCAAAATACCAAAAATCTATGTTTTGTTCTTTACAATAGTTGGTAGTTGCTTCGGCAATGGATAGGCGCATTACGTTATTGCCGTTTTCGGTAAGTTCACGGAACACATTGCGAGCATCAAACACGAAGCAAAATTTGGCATCAGGATTGGCAATCATTTCAGGATGCCAGTTGCAGGTAACTGGATCCACTTTAAATTCATAGTATGACAAGCTGAGTCTCCTTTAGATTGCCAGTGTACAATATGGCAAATACAAAAGCAAGGCATGGCAAGAAGGGGAACAATTGTTCCCCTTCTTTTTCATATACGTTCTTGGATTACATTGAAATGTGTTTGCAGTCTTGCATCATCAACCAACATTAGTTGAAACATATGTATCGAATCTATCACATAAATCTCAAGTATTTTCACTGTTGGCATACCTACAGATGGTACGGTTTGCAGGTAATAGTCAGTGTTCAGATGCATGTTACAGTCATGCATTATACAATTGATATCAGTTATCGCTCGGTACCAATTAGAATTCGCATTGTTGTGACTAGTAACCAATCGATACATGATCGATAGATCACTAGCCATTTCAACTGCCCACCCCTCAATAAGGGGATCAACTTTAATCGTTGGAATCATATTATTCAACGTCATCAACGTCACTGTCGAATCTAGTAAAGGAATTTTCCTTTTTAACGGTCAGAATTTTATTCACCCGACCAACCAAATCGTCTTTGTGGGAAACGAGAAAAATGTTTTTTCCTCGTTCTCTCGCCATACGTTTCATTAGATCCAAAGCAGCTTCACTGCCTTGCTGATCAAGTCCATTATCCAGCATTTCATCTACAAACATCAAATTTACTGTCTGGTTCAAACTTTCCCAAACATCCCTGAATGCCCAGCTTGTTGATAAAATCACTCGATTCATCTCACCACGACTCAATTGCTCAAAGTCAAAATCACGTCCCAACAGATCAATCTCAACACTCAGATCAGATTGGAACTTCACTTCATGAGGCAAGCCCAATTTTTCCAAGTAAAAATTCAATCTATGATTCAAGTGGTTAATATTTTGATCAATGATCTTCTTACGAATAAACGAATCTTTACTGACCAGAAGCTTCTGTAGGAAGTCTTGATGCTTCAACAATATTTGCAGTTCATTGAGCGTGTCATACGTAACTTCCTGAATACCATCGGTTTGCAACGACGATACTTGGTCAGCATATGGATTCTCAGAATCTTTCTCACGAGTAATAGTCTCAATCAAGTTATTGAGCGTATTACGGTGTTCAAGTGCTTGTTCCAAAGAACTATAAGTGGTAATTGGTTCATCGCCAATAGATTCAAGTCCTTCAGTATAAGCGGCAACTAATCCCTTGCTTTCTTCAGATTCAGCTGCGATAGCTAACAGTTCAGGCTCAATCTTTTCAATCTTCGCTTTAAGTTCAGCAACAATACGATCAGTACTACCATCATGAACTCCTTGACCACATGTTGGACATTCATGCGCTTCCGCACTAGCCAGATCACGTAGATGGCGTTCTAACAGCCCGTTCTTAGTGAGTAGGTCACTCTCTAGTCGCTTGTAGTCACGTCGCGCTCTCGTCAGTTCTGTTGACAACACCTTAAAGTCGGCAAGCTTTTTATGCTTTTCGATTTCTTCTTCGATGTTCAAGCCTTTGAGATTGCCAAGTTGATATTCAGCACTGGCTACTCGCTTGTCACGTCCCGTGTCCCAAGCTCTGCTCTTTAAATTCAAGTCATTAATTGTGGCTTGAATCTTCTGATTGCTTGATATAACTGCCTTGATACGAGCTTCTTCGTCTTTAATCGAATCTTTCGTATTCTTGATCAATTCCTTCAACACTTCAGCACGAGTACTAATCTGCGTTATCCCCAGAAGTTCTTCAATGATTTGGCGTTGGTCACCCGGTTTTTGTTTAAGGAATGGTTCCGTATAAGTATTCAATGCGATAATATGTCGAAACATATCATGACTAAAACCTAACGTTCGTTCGATTTCAAATTGAGTCCACTTGTTTTCGCCTTGTGCTTCATCGTTGGATGGATCTTGCACTAAGCTATCAGCAACATAATAACGCATGAACGTAGGTTTGCGGCCACGTTCAATACGATATGATTTGCCATCCTTTTCAAAATCAACGCTAACGACCATATTCTTGGCATTAACATTGTTGATTAGGTTGTCCTTCTTGATATTGCTTAACGGCTGACCGAACAAACTAAAACTAACAGCTTGCAACAGCGTACTCTTACCTACGCCATTTCGACTATTAACGCCACCAGTATCTAAGTTTTCACCCAATACCAATGTTAAGCCATCCCTGTTTAAAACTACTGCCTGGGTGTTATTGCCCACAGACAGGAAATTGCGCATTGATACGCTTTTAATTTTTAACATTTGTTTATTGCAGGCTCTTGTAAATGTCAACCAGCGTCTTGCTCGAGATGCCAGTTGATTGTACTGAATTCAATCCTTCAATGACGATTTGATCAATACTTTGGAATATGACATTATCATCAAATTCTTGATCAGCTTCTTCTTTGTTCATTGGCACCAAATCAATCTTGCGGGCGCCAAACTGAGCAACAAACGTGTCTTTTACGAACTGTGCTTCCTCGTAAGAGATATCACAGTCAATGCTGATCCGATTATAACTCTTTGATACAATGAACTTTTCTGGAGCTTCAAGCACTTCGCTCAGCTTCATGGTTCTATAAGTTGGAGCATCAGGCCATTCTTTAAAGAATGGCTCTTTGTCCCACTCAAGAAGCATCATACCACGGTCGTCATCCCACGCATCAGCATAGCTAAAGGGGAAAACGTTACCAATGTAGACGACTTTACCACGTGATTGGCGTTTATGGAAGTGACCACTGAATACATAGTCTTGATTCTTAAAGTGGTCTTGATTAAGACCACCATGGTCTGGCATTTCAACCATGGCATTCATAAAGAAGTTTGGGAGTTCAAAGTGGCCAAACATGTATTTGGCTTTGCTCTTTGAGATTTCTTTCCATTCATCGCCCACTAACCATGGCATAAAATGCACATTACCAATTTCCAAAGGGTCATTGATAATTGTGATATTGGCGATATTACGAGCCCATTCAATACTGTTGATCTCTCGCTTCTCACGGTAAAACAAATCGTGATTACCAGGAATAAACCAAACCTTATCAAATGCTTTACTCAAACGTTCCAGGTTACTAAGCGAATAACTCAACGTACTGACATGGACATTATGTCGGTTGTCATGCCAATCGCCAGAAAAGACCATTTGCGTTGCACCCCAAGCTTGGGCTTCTTGAATAAACCAAGTAATGAAGTTTTCATTATCTTGGTTCGCTTGCTTGTCATTTCCACGTCTGCCGAAGTGGATGTCTGTGAATACTGCGATTTTGTCAAAAAGTGGCTGTATGGTATCACTCATCCGGCCACCTTGATGTAACTATTATAGTTCATAGTATTTTCTAATTAATGTAGCGCGATTATACGGATACAACTGGCAGTAACCAAAATTGTTATTTTGATTCTGCTGTACGGTCAATGACTTCACCCGGTGCATCCGAGCCGTCATTTTCGTGCTGTCGTGTGTATGATGGATTCACGCCGTGCATAATCAAAATATCATCTCGAATATTTTGATTCTTCTTCTCTAGATTCAATACACGAGTAAAACAGTTCTTAATAGTTGTGGTATAGAAGGCAAACGGATTATCTGATTTCGATTCGTCAAACTGCAATCCAATCTGGGATAACTGTAACAGTGCGTGACTCTTCATTTCATCCAGATAAGTATAACCACGCCAATTGGAACGACGTGAGTAACGGTCAACCAACATCATAAACATCACTGCTAGACGGTGGCTAATTTGACCACGGGACATATCGAAGTGTCCATCCTGCAGAGTGCCAATCCAATGTGAACGACCTACTTCAACAGGTGCGCCATCTTGAATAATAAAATGCTTGAATGGAAGGAATGGTGTTTTAACGTATGCACCTTCTTCACCCTTACCACGACGCTTACGGTCTGGATCTAGGGGCAAGTGGTGTGGGGTCATTACCCGGAATACAATTGATTCAGTAGGAATGGCTTGTGGATCAATCTCAGCTACTTTGATTTCGTATGGCTTTTTACCATCCCCACGTTGACGTGCCTTTTCAGCTTGGATAGTCAAACGTGCTTTTTCAATCTTTGTGGCAGACATCAATTCATCGGTGATCTGATCTAGATTATGTACGATTGCATCGAATGCAGCATATTTCGGTTCAACAAAGATACAATATGAACTCTTGCTCTTATGAATCTCGGCAAGCAATTCTTTATTGGTAATGTACTTTACTTTTTCAACTGGCTTGGCTGGGGCAAATCCAGCATATACTTCTTCAACAACCGCGATTGCCACATCTTCTTCGGTAACGGTTGTATCTACGATTTGTACTGTTGTTACGGCTTGACTCATGTTATATTCTATCCTGGGCCTTCTTGGCCTCTAATTTTGTAAGTATTACTAATGATAGCTTACAATAGTGGTTCCATCAATAAAGGTGTTATTCTGTATAATAGTGGCATTTAATCGCACCTATAAATACAAAGGTAAATCATGGACAAAGTGGTATTTACGATTTGCAGGATGAACCCGCCAACCAAAGGTCATGAAAAATTGGTTAGACAGGTACTGGCTGAAGCAAGTAAATTGGATTGTGTATCTCGTGTGTATCTAACCAGAACACAAGATGGCAAAAAGAATCCCTTGGCAATTGAGCAAAAACTGGCATTTGCCAAAACATGCTTTCCAGGCATTGATATTTTTGATACAGTTAATGTGTTTTCAGCTTGTAGGGAAATGGCAAAAGAAGGCGTCAAACATGGAGTTTTAGTCGTAGGTCAAGACAGAGAGAACTCGTTTGAAACTGCTCTGAATGCCTATATTAACCATCCTGATCCAGAGAAAAGCATTGGCTTAGAAAGCATCGAAGTCATTGTCATTCCACGTAGTCCAGATGATTATAGCGCCACCGCAGCAAGACTACTTGCAATGAACGGAGACTTTGCCAATTTCAAGAAGTCTGTCCCAACATCCAACCTTGCCGTGGCACGAGAAATGTATAAATGTGTCCGACAAGGATTAGGTGTCAAGAATGAGTGATTTTGATTCAACAGTACAATCGTTACTTTCCAATACGAGTACGCCAACATCTTCTGGTGTTTTTAGCATTAGCGGATTGCCAATTACATCCGCGGGAACTAATGGTTCTTCTTCTGCCTTACTAGGTCTTGGATCCACAACCGCAGCACAAGTTGGTACCAGTGTAGTCAATACTAGCACCAGTCAATTTAGCTTCACAACTGCAAGCACTGGCATTAATGGTGTTGCCAATTCGCTAACCAATACAGTAGGCGGGGCCGGATCAACTTCAAGCAATAATGCTGTCGACTTTAGAGTGAGACTGCGCGCTCAAGGTGATAACCCAGCGGCAAAAGCAAAAGTATATGGTCCTGCTAATAACTCATCCAACATATTGAATATTTTGTATGATACAAATGGCATGATGTTCCCGTTTACTCCAACGATACAATGGAGTCAAGCGGTCGAATATGACACTATGCATTTTGTTCATAGCAACCAAGATTTCCAATCGTATAAGAACACGCCAAGTACCACGATTGAAATAACAGGACAATTTACATTCCAGAATCAACGAGAAGGTGAATACATGCTCGCGTGCATGCATTTTCTTAGAACCGTAAGCAAAATGTACTTTGGTCAAACCAATGCTGCTTTGGCTGGTTTACCACCACCAATATTGTTGTTCAGTGGTTATGGTAACTACATGTTCAATGACTTACCAGTTATTGTTAAATCACATTCATATTCACTAGATAACACAGTCGACTATGTGACTATAAACACTGCTGGTGGTACGGCAAGATTACCAGCAATTATGACCATTGCGGTATCATTAGTAGTACAGAATACTGCTAAAGATTTAAGAACCAAATTCGATTTAGACCAGTTTAGAACTGGTGCATTAATGCGTAATAACAAAGGCTGGATTTAATGTCTACTATAACCTTTCCATCAACATCTGCATATTATAACACGCCACAAACAACGTGGTACACAGGTCCTATTGTATGGCGTGATATCCCACCAGATTCGACAGATACTTATATTTCGTCTTTGGACAAAAAGTATGAAAACCGCCCTGATACTTTGAGTTATGATCTATATGGAAAATACGATTATTGGTGGGTATTTTTAGTTCGAAACATGGATGTCATTCGTGACCCTATCTGGGATATGGTGGCTGGTATTTCGATTTATGCACCATCATTGTCAGTATTACAAACTATCATAGGATAAGCATGGCTGATTTTTCCTTTACTCCTCAGGGAGTTTCTGCGGCTCTTGGTCAGGTCAGTAAGTTGACCAATACCGCCACGTCAGCTTTCAAATTGACAGGGGTGGCGGCCAATTCAACTGCTGGCATTGCTGGTCAAACTGCACCCTCGGCTACGTTGGGGTTTGCATCAACTCCAACTTCAAATGTTACGGCCAATCAAGCTCCCGGTGCGAATCCATTGACTGCAAATCAAGCAGGTAGTGCAGTTTGGACTCCAAACATATTGAGCAGTGTTGATCAGCCAGCGTATCACATTAGGTTCTTTCTTACAGAAGATGTGGATTGGGATTTTAACAATTTTAAATCGTATCAAGATTTTATTGATCAAAAAATAACAACGGCTGCCCAAACTACGATTGCCGAATCTGGCATCACTGGATTAAATATTCAAAGTTTGACTATGCAAGCAATTGCCGCTCCCAATTTTGTAACTCGTAGCTTTTCAGCTACTTCAATGACCCTGGTCATTAGTGAACCGTTGGGAGTTAGTTTCTTTGATATGGTTATTCAAGCAGCAGCTGAATTGAAAATAAGGAACTTCTCAAAGTTCTTTTACTACATAGAAATTTCCTTTAAAGGATATGAAGCAGGAGTTCCTTCCGCAAACGTATGTACCAATGGTTTTCCAAATAGGGGCAAGTGGTTATATCAAGTTTCAGTTACGGACGTAGCGGTTGATTCAACATCGGCAGGGAGCACTTATACTATGACTTTGATGCCGTATGAAGAAGATTCAACGTTTTCATCAGATGCTATGGTATTAACCGATGCATTTATGCCAAAGGGCACCACTATCGGTGGAGTATTGGATGAATTATCCAATATGATCAATGCTGCCAATTTGAGAGACTATGGATTTCAAACCAAAACATTCGATTTTGCGATTGCACCAGTAACTTCTAATTCAGTAATTATCAATCCTAGTAGCTGGTCTATTACACCAAGTAATATCGATTTCAACGATCAACGAGCAATGGCTATGGGCACGACTGAAGGTACGGATCAGAACGTACCGTTAAAAGGTCACTTCGCTCGAGGTACCAAAATTCACGACGTTATTGAACTATTATTTTTGAATAGTACCGAAGGTCAAGCTTTGGCAAAAGACGTTAAAGCACAAGACCAAATTGAAAAGACTGATGGTACACCTAGAGCACCAATTGTCTTTCGATATGAACCACGAGTTCAAAATGGTGGGTACGATTACTATCATGAAATGTATGTCCAACATATCACAATTGATATTAAAAGCTTTTTTACCACTAGACCAATTATTACCCATAATGACGTGGAACAGTACAAAGATGCAACGTTCCAACAAAATCTAGTCACCAAATTACGTGAAGTTGGATATATGACTAAACGTTATGATTACATGTTTACTGGTTTGAATACCGAAGTCCTAACATTCGACTTCAAATTCAACTTTAATTGGGCGGCAACGATCCCACGTTTGGCTGGATATCAAAACTCGTATACGTCTACGACCATCCAAGCTAAGGATAATCCAAACAAAGTTACCTTAGATAAGATTATGGCGCAATCGCAAGCTGCAAATGCGGCATTGACTCAAGATAAGATTGATATCGATAATCTGAATCAAAAGGTAAACAACATAACTCAGGGTAAGCCTTTGGCTAGTGCTGGGTTATCAACCCAGCAGCAAAACGAAGTTGCCGCATTGCAAAAGCAAATAGCTATTAAACAGAATGACGCAAATAGCTTGACTGGTTCTTTGACTACAATCGGCAATGCATCAACGAAGTTGGTAACAAATTTCAATGCTGATGCTGCTAGCAAACTTGGTACGTCGGGAAGAAGTGGCACTGGAACTGTTAGTTATGCAGAAGATATGCTAAATGCTGATGCCACACCACGATTCCCCATTACGATTAGGCAAGATCCAGCCGACCCTCGCAATGATGCTGGTGGTCCATATCCAGATCAATTCACTAGAGATAGATCGGTTTATTCAGCAATTTTGAATCAGATGTATGGTCCAGTTGCCACTAGTCTGGTTAACATCACTATTGAAATTAAGGGTGATCCTTATTGGCTAGGTGACGGCAACCTGGAACGTTCAATTAATAACTTCCTAGCTGCTAAGGCCCAAACGCCTAGAGATCATACTGCCAAAGGGGCAATATCTTCTACGTCAGTGGATTATTCATATGGCGATATTATGTTCCTTATTTCGTTCTTATATCCATTGGGACAAAATGCTGATGGCACTCCAATTCTAAATGCAAATGGCACATTCACGGGGGTTTATGCCGTTAAGTCAGTCACTCATACATTTAGTGGTGGTGCCTTTAGACAAACCCTGGTAGCACAACGTATGGAAAGAATTGACGCGTTTAAGGCATTAGGTTATCCAGAAATCAGAGGTATTCCAACTGCGGTTGCAGCTAATTCTACCGTAAATGCACAAGCACAAACGGTTAATACCCCACCAACACAAAGTTAAAAATGACTTATTCTAATTTTAAGAAAACATCTCCCGGCTACAAAAACGAACCAACTAATGGTCGTATCGCCGACGGTAAGGTCTATATCGGCATCATTAAAAACAATGTCGATATGCAACGCATGGGACGATTGGAAGTCTTTATACCTGAAATTGGTGGAGACCCCAATGATAGCTCACATTGGTTCATCGTAAGCTATGCTTCCCCCTTCGCAGGTGTTAGTGCGCAATCAGACTTAGTGCCAGGTAGTCATACCTACGATGGTAGCCAAACTAGCTACGGGTGGTGGATGGTACCACCCGACGTTGATAATCAAGTATTGATTACATTCGTCAACGGCGAGTCATCCCGAGGCTTTTGGTTTGCCTGCATCTATCAACAAAATATGAACCATATGGTTCCCGGGGTTGCCATCGATTCAAGCTTCGATAACAATGCCGATAATAGTTTGCCACCAGTAGTTGAATACAATCGTAAAGATCAAGCAATTAATACCAATAGCCCAATTCGACCAAGATTCGATCCTTTGGCATTAGGTCTGCAAAATCAAGGGCTTACACAAGACTTCGAACGCGGTTCAGCTAGTTCATCAGCTAGACGCGAAGCACCATCACGAGTATTCGGTTATCTGACTCCACGAGCTAATCAGGTATACGTGGACGATAACCCAGATAACGAATTCATCAGACTTAGAACACGTTCAGGAACCCAAGTACTAGTTCATGAAACAAATGGATATGTCTATATCAACTCAGGATTGGGCAATAGCTGGATCGAAGTATCCGACGCTGGCGTGGATATCTACTCCAAAGGCTCAATTAGCTGCCATGCCGAACAAGACTTCAACGTAAGAGCAGATCGAAATATCCTCATGGATGCAGGTAACAATATCGTTATGACTGCCGGTAATAATATCAATCTGATGTCAGGTGCGGATACTACCGCTTTGGCTGGTGGCAACCTAAGATTCAACGCAACATCTGGTGAAATTACGGCATTGGCTGGTTCTAATGTAAACCTCACAGGTCAAGGAACTATGACACTAAAGAGTGGCGGTGTTCATAATCGATCAGCCCCACAAATCCTTGATAATACTTCCACCCCAACAAATGCAGCAACAGTACCACCACCAGCAACAACCGCGCAGTCAAACGGAACAACATCAGTTAATAGCCCAGTTAGTCGCATGCCCAACCATGAACCATGGAACGGACACCCAAAAAGTAAAAGCGCAACACCACCAACAGGGGCATCCGCTAATTCCTTTACACCAAATGGAACTACCGATCGAGTATCAATCATCAAAACAGTTCCAGGACAAGGTACGGTCGATTCACCACAATCAAGCGCAGTGCAAACCGGCGATGGCACTAGTAAAACAGTTACCGCCTCTCCATATACAGGTGGCACCGTTAACGTCAATAACTTGAAAGTTAGAGCAGACGTTCTGGCAGCTATCCAGCAAGCATCAACAATAACTGGTATGGATTACGGTATCCTGATGGCAATGTGCTGGATAGAAAGTAAATTCGACCCCAATGCAAAAGCACCAACATCATCAGCATATGGTCTCTATCAGTTCATCGACGCCACTTGGGCAGCTATGGTTAAAAAGTACGGTTCGAAATATAACTTCACAATAGATTCAAGAGCAGATGTGACAGCACAAGCACTCGTGGGAGCTTTCTATCTGTCAGAAAATAAACAATACCTCACAAATAATCTACCATCAGGAACCACAATTACAGCTACCGATCTATATCTGGCACACTTCCTGGGACCAGCAGGTGCAACTAAATTCCTGAAAACAAACGAGTCATCACCCAGCTATGCAGCAGTTACACAAGCACAAGCAGCAGCTAATGCCTCAATCTTCAAACCAGGAACCACAGTGCAAGACGTTTATAACCACTTCGCAGGCATCATGGAACCAAGAAGCACAGCCTATGCAGCAACTCTTAATACAAGTACGGCAACAGCATAAACATACTGATAGTGATTCTTACTCCCTGGTAGTAACTCTAATGGCTTCTTCCTCGAATCTTTCAGGAATACTTCATGGAGGTTAATGATCGTGTCGGGGATAAAACACCCCTCACGGACGAAAGGAAACCCAGAGAGAACTATTGATTCTGGTTCACAAACAAATACAAAACCCAAGTGTAAAAGCTTGGGTTTTCGTCATTATCTGAGTACTTAATTCACTCAATAAATAAGTACATAATGGATAAATTTAATAATGGCTAATTACACGTTTGTAGGTTTCAGCACCATATCGGGTGATTCCACGGGTAAGTATACCCTGTATGATCTTGATTTAATTAACCAGGATCTCTACATAGCATTTCATACTATGATTGGCGAACGCGTCATGCGACCAGATCAAGGATGTGCCATTTGGAATTATCTGGAGGAGCAAATGACAGACGTGAACCAGCAACAAATCGTTGCTGAGGCTATTCGTATTTGCCAGCAAGACACCAGATTGGTGGTTAACAATGTGGATGTCACGATACTGGACAGCGGCATCAGTTTAGCAATCCTTCTTACATACGTTCCATTGAACATAATGGGAACTTTTACAACCGCTTTCAATAACAGTGAATCAGCCCTTTGGTCTGATACGGGGAACAACTAATGTCATCAAATCAACAAATTCGCCAAACTGAATTGTTTGCTGGGGAAGATTGGACCGTACTGTATCGAGCCTTCACCCAGATCAACTTTAATGCAAGTGATCCGGCAAGTATCAACTTGGCACTACAGTCGTATATTCAAACCAATTACCCAGAAGACTTCAATGACTGGATCGAACGATCAGAATTTGTTGCCTTAATCGATCTGATCTCATGGATCGCTGGTACATTGGCATTTCGTACAGACGTCAATGCTCGTGAAAACTTCCTTGAAACTGCACAAGCTCGTGAAAGTGTATTGCGTCTAGCTAGATTTTTGAGCTATAACGCCCGTCGTGCCCAGTCTGCCAGAGGTTTGGTGAAGATCGTTAATGTGTCAACGTCACAAAGCGTACTTGACAGCTTTGGCGTCAATCTAAACAATACTCAAATCACATGGAATGATCCGGATAATCCAGATTGGATGGAACAGTTTGTAGTCGTACTCAATGCTGCTTTCCCGACAACCAATCCGTTTGGTATTCCATTGAAGACTGATTTGATATCATCTATCACATCACAGTTGTATGCAGTCAGTAATCAGAGTAATCCATCATGCGTCTACTCGTTTGATGCCAACGTAAATGGAACCAGTGATTCCTTTGAAATTGTGAATATGGATTTTGATACAACGGGATTCTCTGAACTGCAACCAGACCCCTCACAGCCGTTTCACATGGCTTACTGTAATGATGGTCTGGGTAATGGCAGTGCGAATACTGGGTTCTTTATGTTATTCAAACAAGGAACCTTGAATCAGACCACCTATTACTTGCAGGATCCTATTGAAAACAGAACGATCGATCTGAGTACAAACAACATCAGCCAAACTGACGTATGGGTACAAACATTGGATGGATCGAATAACATTTTGGAACAGTGGACTCCAGTACCAGCGGTTATTACCGACAATATTACATACAACAGTGTGCCAGCTAGCGTGCAAGGCATCTTTAGCGTGATCACTACTGACAATGATCAGGTAACATTGCGTTTCGGTGATGGTACGTTCGGTGAAGTGCCTGTTGGCAATTTGCGCGTATGGTATCGAACTGTCAATGGTCTGCAATATCAGTTGCGTACTTCTGATATGCAAAATTGTACGATTGCCGTTCCATACATCGATGTGACTGGTAGAAACCAAACATTGACCCTAACGTTTACTCTACAGGAATCTATTTCTAACGCAGTGGCAAGTGAAACGATTGACGATATTCGCCGCCGTGCTCCACAAGCGTTTGCGGCTCAAAACCGTATGGTTTCTGGTGAAGACTATAACGTTTACCCATTGACATCTAACGAAATTGTGAAGATGCATGCAGTCAATCGAATTTATTCTGGACATAGCCGATACCTGGATATTAACGATCCAACATCGACCTATCAGGACACCGTGGTATACAGTGATGACGGTTTGGTATATTTGATGCCAACCACACAGTATATCCAAATTCCTATAACTGCCAATCTAACACCAGAACAGATTACGTTAAACAAGCTGCAACCGTTGTTGCAAGATATCACAGTCAGAGATTACTTTTTGAATCTGTGGATGGAATCAGCTAACGCATATCGACCTACTGATGGCGTAGACTATGGCATGGATATCGCATCATTGTTTAGTGGGGCGCCTGACAATGAAGTACAATGGGCTGCTTCTATTGGTGCTGGTTATAGTGCAGTTGGTAGTTTTGTTTTCTATCCGTATGCCAGTTCAGCAACTGTTAATTCTTTGGATAGTTACTTGTCGGTTGGGTCATTGTTGAAATTTGAATGGAATGATTTGTCAACCGGTACGCCAATTGCGACTGCACAGTGGGCTGAAGTTATACAAGCCCCGATTGTGCAGAACACAGGCAACACCCTTAGCTTGCTGTCATTGAATGCAACCGCAATCACATTGAATCAGAGTATTCCTGATGGTGCTGCGTTGACTATGATATGTCCAGTATTCAGATCTACATTGGCGACCCAATTGGCCGTGAGTCAATTGACTACAGAATTACAGCAAGTTCAGAACGAAATAACAACTAAAAGTCCATTCGACTTGTATTACCAGTTCAACGTCAATACCGTATTGCAAACTAGCACACAGCTACCAGGTACTTGGTTGATCATGGATCAAGGTGTGGTGCCAGCAGCATCAAATGGAATACCAGCCGTATTTGTTGCTAGTGTTAGATATTTGAGTTCTATGTTCTGGACTATCGAAATTCTAACTGGTACCAAGTTCGTATTTCAAAGTGCAAACAACGTTGAATGGTATAACGATGATTCTGGACAAGTCATTGATGCAGTAAGTGGTTTGGCTATGACTGATCATATCACATTTATGGATCCTACTCTGAGTCAATTGAGTTTGGATATAGCAAGCAGCATGTATGAGACTGACGGTTTTATTGATCCGACTAGAATTGTGGTTACTCCTACCGATTCTGATGGCGATGGCAGTCCTGACAATCCAGAAGTGTTTGCTAAGATCTTGAATAGTTCGAAGAATATTAATGATGGATGGATCTTTTTCCTTGGTGACCCAACCACACAAGATTCAAATGCAGAACCACAGTTAGACTTGGAATATTACAAATACACTGGGGTTAGTGGACAGTCATTATGGCCACTAGCTGGATGGAATGACTTGACAGTTGGCACTGACGTATTTTATTACAACAATACTATAACTCCTGCAAATTCAGGATTTTACATTTTTAATGGTACGCAATCGTATGATACGTCACTAACCAGTACTGATCGTTCTACTGGCGACTATGTGATAATGCAGGGTGCCGCTAACTTACCATTCCAATGGAAACATTATGCTGGTTTGGATGTACGTATTGATCCAGCAATTACCAATGTGATTGATGCATTTGTATTGACTACCGAATACGATTTTTTGGTTAGACAATGGATTGCTGCTGGATGCGATCCAACTAGTGTACCAGTAGCTCCAACTGATGTTGATTTAGCTTCACAATTTAGTGATCTTGAACAGTATAAGATGTTCAGTGACGAAATTATTTGGCGTCCAGTTCAGTATAAGTATTTGTTTGGTTCTACTTCTGAATCAGCAGTGCAAGCACAATTTAAAGTGGTTACCATTCCAAATACTACAATGAGTGACGGCGAAATTCGCTCAAATATTATATCGGCGATCAACAATTATTTTGATGTAAATAAGTGGGAATTCGGAGAAACCTTTTACTTTACCGAATTGGCAGCTTACGTTCACATTCAACTAGCAACGGCGATTAGCTCGTTTGTTATTGTACCACTATCACCCAATGGTGTATTTGGTAATTTGTTTGAAGTACGCTGCAACAGCAACGAATTGTTTATTAGTACAGCACAGGTAAGTGATATTGTGATCATTACATCCAATACCTCTTCCAATCTACGGATTTCATAATGGCACAACGCAAGTTTATAAAGCAACTTCCAGTTATCAATCAAACGACAACCCTACAGAAGTTCTTTAATGCAACAATTGACCAGGTATTTCAACCAGGCGAATTGACTAATGTAAATGCTTATATCGGAAGAAAGCCATCCTACTATAATCCAACAACTGACTTCTACAAGCCTGAGTACGATACCGAACGCTCATTCTATCAATTAGAACCAGCAATGGTTAGTGATGATACCAATGGGAACGAACAAGATTTGTTGTTCTATATCGACTTGACAAATAAGCTGCGTTTTCAAGGTGCGTTGGTAAACAATCACAACCGTCTCTTTGAGACTGACTATTACTCATGGTGCCCACCAATCAACATTGACAAATTGGAAAACTATCGCAACTATTACTGGTTGCCAAATGGTCCTCCAATTATGACTATGACTATACCAGTTAACACTTATACTGGTGATGGTACCAAGGTTGCATTCCCGGCACCAGCCGCTTTAGCTAATTCCATCGTTGATGTCAAAGTGGTTGTGGCTGGAATACCAAATACCAATTTTACCTATGCAAATGACATAGTCACTTTCACTACGGCTCCAAGTCTTGGTGCTGTCATTCAAATTTGGACAAACGGTAATTTCGTACAAAACATCAATGGTCAACAAACGTATGCCTATCCTGAGCCAGTAACTGCTTATGCCGTTGAAGATCAAACAATTTCTTCAATTAGTAACGGTAAGCTGATTATTAGAGATCAACAGTTTGTTTACCCAGAAATTACTTTGGATCCAGCACCAGCTTTACTTCGTGGAATGCGTGTAGAAGTCATCGATGACACTTGGAACCATAATTGGGACGTTGCCGCTTGGGACACCAATAGTTGGGATACTGGCTTGGCGTATGTGGTTGAAATGACCGAAGCTAATGACGTTATGGTCATTGACTTGCAATATCAATCTGGTAAGGTGATCGCTAAATCACAGCCGCAATACTGGACCATTGAGCGTGATGCGATAGACGAAAATCCTTGGAGTTTGTCCAATCATTGGTATAATACCAACTTGGTGATTTACAGTGCTCCCAACTACCTACCTGCAAACTCAACTCGCCCAATTATTGAATTCGACAACAATTTGAAGTTGTTTAATTACGGTGTTCGCCGTCAAGCCAATGTCGATGTGGTATACGACACAAGTACCTCAACTTGGGCTTTGTTTAATGCGACAACCGAAAACAAGACTTCCGGCAATGTGGTTGTTGGTTCAAGCGCTAATACCGTATCAATTGGAACTTATGCCCTAGTTGCTGGTCAACGAGTATTGGTTTTGAATTCAACTGATACTACTATTGCAAACAAAATCTATGTGGTTGGTGTAGATGCGAATAACAACATCACGCTAACTGCTGATGTTGCTGCTACATTATATGATATGGTCGCGGTTGTTGATCTGTCTTACGTTGAACCAAATCCTGATATTCCTATTGAATATTTCTTTAACGGTACTACTTGGGCAAAAGCACAAGAATACAGCAATGCTGCCCCGTTGTTTGACCTATTCGATAACAATGGTGTGAGCTTTGGTAATAGCAGTTCATACTTGAATTCGAGCTTTGCTGGATCTCAGATTTTTTCCTACTCTATAGATACAACTGGAACTAATGCAGTTGACTCAGTATTGAATATTGCACCAGTATTCAATACGTATGGATCGTTTGAATTCACCAATAATCTCAATACTGATGTCATCACGTCAACTGCTGGAACTTATACAGGGTTGAAGTATTTTACCAACATGACACTTGACAGTAACAATAACGTTGTTGTCAATTATGAAACCAACTGGCGCTATGCTGGTCAAACCACGCAAGCTATTGATTCAACTACTGGGTTCTATGAAATCCCACAAAACTTGCAGGCTAATCCAAATAACGACGATATCACAACTATTTCGCGTAATGATTGGTTCCCGCAATTCCAACAGATCCTGGCTGCTAATAACTGGTTGTACCCAAGCCAGTCCCGCGTACTGACTACTGGTACTAATATTGTTCAAAATCGTGGTACATTGTTGAAATCAATGTTGCTTGGGGCTAATACCAATCTAGATGTTATGAAAACATTCTTGTACGTGTCGCGTGAATACGCCCGCTATCGTGCAAAGCTTGTTCAGTATCTCACTACGATGTACACGTCTGGCACTATTTCAACTGTTGCTGCCTCATTGGCAACAGCATTGAACTATTTGAAAATCACTAAGACTTCGTCATTCTCGTTCTTTAACAACGGTATGGGTGGTGCAAACTACTTCATTCCTGCATCCGGTGCATATCTGGGTATCACACCATTGTGGACTCCTGAATATCTCCTACAAGTTAGCGGCGCAAACACATACTTGCTGTTGCGTGGTCACGATGGTAGTATTTTGCCAGGCTTCACCGTAGTGGCATCTACTAATGTTCAAATCACTGCGACTGGATTGTTGGTTGACGGGGTTGCCACTAGTATTGACGTGCGTGATCAAATTATGTTTGCCTACGAACAGCAGCTTTACAGTGCTTGTGATTCATCGTTGCAAAATACACGACGTCCACAGTTTGACGTCATGGCACATACTCCTGGTAAGTTCCGTACAACTGACTATTCAGTTACTGAATACACTCAAGTTGCTACGCCGATATTTGAAAGATGGGCTGCTCAAGGTCAAAAAGACTTCCGCACTAATAAGAATTTTGATGAAAACAATGTATGGACTTGGAACTTTAGTTCAGTACTTGATATTGATGGTCAAGCAATTCCAGGACACTGGCGTGGCATCTATCGTTATTACTTCGATACAGTTCGCCCAGATACGCATCCTTGGGAAATGCTTGGATTCACTACCAAACCCGCTACTTGGGATGCTAACTATAGCTGGACGATTCCAGCTCAACGAGACGCACTGGTAGCCGCTATTACAGCTGGTAACGTAGGAACACCGTCTGCTCCAGTGTTGGATCCCACATTTGCTCGAGCAAACTTCAGCAAGTACATTCCAGTTGATGCCAATGGTGTTCTGTTGGATCCTATTGCTGCCGGTATCGTGGTGAACCTTGGTAATGAAGAATTGTTCGCAAATAACTGGGTATTTGGTGACTGTGCTCCAGTTGAATACACTTGGTTGACTAGCGAATATACAAGTTTCATCCTATCAGAGATGGGATACTTGCTGAAACCAGTTCGATTCGTAGAAACCAATTGGGAACCACTTGACAACATTACCGTATTTCCAACGCAATCAGATCAAATAATTAGTAAGTCACTCGGCCGTCGTAAACACTTCACTGAATACACAGTTCACAACGAAGTTGTGAACAAAGCATCCTTGAAGGTAATTGGTCTGCAACAGTGGATATCCGATTACGTTACTTCGCAGGGTCAAGATATCACTACTACCTTTGGTGATCACGTTCGAGGACTTGGCGTACAATTGGGCTATAAGGTTGGGGCATTCACTGACTCAAAGACTATGATTGCAAGTACTGAAAGTCAAGGGGTATTGCCTAGTGAAAACGTTAATGTCGTATTGTATAATTCACCAAGTATTAGTGAAGAATTCTACAGTGGCGTAATTGTAAAGTGGACTGGTAATGGCTGGTCGGTTCTAGGATATGACGTACTGAATCCAGTATTCAATATCTTGCCACCTAACACAACTGGTCCAAAGGTCACGATTGCTCTTGGTTCAATGCCAACACCGTCCAATCCTTGGAGACCAAATACATACTATCAAACTGGTGTATTGATTGCCTACGAAAATGCGGTATACCAATGCTTGAAAACTCACACAAGTGGTTCTGCTTTTGAACAACAATACTGGAGTTTGCAAGCCGGCTTGTCTACTGCTATTCCACCATCTTTACTGTTTTACACCAAAGCACAAGTAAATGCAACGGTGCAAACTGTTCCTTACGGTACTGTGTTTTATAAACCACAAGATGTGGCAAACTTCTTGGCTGGTTATGAACTGTATCTGCAAAGTGCTGGTTGGGTATTTGATAGCTTCAATTCAGATAATAATGCCAATAACGATTTCCGTGTAGCTGTTCGTCAATTCTTAAACTGGGCACAAGTGTCATGGGCTCCAGGCACATTCATCAGCCTTAGCCCATTGGCTGATGGTGTGAAATTTAAGACCGCACATGGTGCTATTCAACCAATTGAACAGATCATTAATGGTGTGTATTCAATCTTGGATAAAACTGGTGCCGCTGTAGATATTAAAGCAACTAAGGTCAATCGTCTAAACGGTGAAATCACAGTATCAGCAACCAATTCTGGTATTTACGGGTTACGTTTGAGTATTGCTGAAGTTGAGCATTGTTTGATCTTTGATAACATTACGAAATTCAATGATGTGATCTACGAACCATTGTTCAACTTGCGTCAAAATCGAATCAGAATGAACTTCAACATCAGTACATCTTGGACTGGTACGTTGAACGCTCCTGGTTTCTTGATCACTGACAACTTGATGACTCCTAGTTTTGATAGAACAGTTGAAGACGTTCGCAACATGTACAGTATTGAGCAACCAGTTTACTCAGTAATGCGTGACTATGCACGTCATCAAATTGGTTACCAATCACAGTCGTTCTTGGATAATATCTTTGATAGTGAACTAAATCAGTTTGAATTCTATCAAGGTATGATTCAACAAAAGGGAACGCCTGGCGCTCTTGACAAATTGTTGCGTAATACCGTGTTGACTGCTTCTACTAATTTGGAATTCCTTGAAGAATGGGCATTCCGTGTTAGTAACTATGGTAGCGTTATGCAAGAAAACGTATTCGAATTCTTGTTGACTAGCGATGATATCAGACAAGAACCACAACGTATCGATGTGGTGGATGTCACTGACGAAACACTAGATGCGTCCGCATTAACTGCGTTGCAGAATGTTGACAGTTTGACTATGACTTTGTATTCCAATGACAATAACAACGACAGTCGTTGGGTCATGCCACCAGGAAATACTGCGTCAGGAGAACCAATTGTCGCATTGTTCCCTGAGAAGTCAGATTACCGCATACACGACAATGATCTACCAACAGCAGGTTATGTTAGAACTACCGAAGTTGAAGTCACTGCTAGTTCTTTTGATTCACTGAACACTAGAATTCAGGCTGGTACGGTTACGATTGAAGATACATCACGTGTCTGGGTATACGACAAGGGTGACCATCTAGTATCGAAGACTTATGTAGACAATACTGGGACTCTGCAAACAACAAACGTTACTATTTCATGTAATGACTGGGACGTATTGCGTGCCATGCCAGCATCAACCGAAACACTGCCTAATACAATAGTTCAAATCGTTGGTGGTTCTGTTGGCTTGGATATTACATTGTTCTATCCAACCAATATCGTAGCTGGTGAATACATTTATTTGGCATCGCCTGTAGGAACAGACCCAGATATTGCTGGAGTTTATCGAGCTATTGCCGTAAATGGCGATGTGGTAACTATCGAAGCGGCAGTAAACGTATCAGTTGCTTATGTTCCAACTACTGATACTAACGGAAACCTAGTTGCAAATACTGGTGCTCCGATCGTATTGCGTTTGGTGTCATTACGCTTCTACGAAAACAATAGTTCAACCTTTGCAACCGTATTTGGTGTTAATCCATCATATGCTTACTTGGGTTCCATTCCAGTCTTTACCAATACTGACATATATCAATCAGTATTGCCTACTGCCGGTGGTTCATTGCCTAAGGAATTGACTGCATACTGGTCATTATTGAATGACGGTGAATTGGTATACGTTGACTTGGGCTTCTTGAAATCAACACAAAACCAATATCCCGCTCATGCAAAACGTTGGATTGTATGTGAATGGAGTGCGAGTGAACAACAGTTCAACGTGTTCAGAACACAAGCTCCACGCATTTATAGAGATCGCATCGATTCTATAGCGCTATATGATAGCGTTACTGCTTTGGACAATACCAGTAATTTGATGCAGGCAAATCCATTGCTGTATCAGGACATTGTATCTTTTGATCCAGTTCAAAGTTTGATTCCTGGTGCCGCAATGCGCGAAGTGGCATACAAGCAAGAGTACGATCCAGCTCGATACAATCAAGGTGCAGAAACAGCATTAGGTCTGGAATGGGATGCGTCTCAAGTTGGTCGTATTTGGTGGAACTTGCGTACTTGCCGTTTCTTATTGTCTGAAACCAATGACCTAAGCAAAGCTGGTGATGACTACGCAACGGAAATGCAATACCGCCAAGCAAACTGGGGTTCAGTAGCGCCTGATTGTGCTGTTGAATTATACGAATGGACAGAAAGTGATATTTCACCAGTAGACTGGCATACCAACTTTGTTGCAGGATCAGATCCAACCACTTATGATGGGGACATTTACAATGCTACCACTCCATCATGGGTTGAAAGCCAAGTCTACGATAACGACTCAGGTACGTTCGTAACCAAATATTATTTTTGGGTAAAGAATCGCCAGACAACACCAGCAGTTGCATTCCGTACCATTAGTGCAGCCAGTGCGGCCGCAATCATCGTTGACCCGGCTAGCAATGGTATTTCATGGATTGCTCCAATTGCCGCTAATTCGCTTATTGTGAAAGCAGTTAGCCAATACTTGACACCAACAAGCGCGATTCAAATTCGTGTTAGAAAAAATGATGCCAAGGTTGGCAAGCATTCAGAATGGCAATTGCTACGTCCAAATGATCCATTGAGCTTACCTTCAGCCGAGTTGTTTACCAGTATGGTAACTTCCATGGTAGCTCGAGATCCATTGGGTAATCCAGTGCCAAATCCAAAGCTGTATGCAACAGCTCAGGTTGGCGATAGCTTGCGTGATGGTCAGAGTTGGTTTATAAATTCAACAAACGCTAGAAAGCATATTGTTCAGTATTTGAACAATTATTTCGCTAGTTTGTTGTTAAGTGATGAACGCCCATATGCATTGACTGCATTGACTGCTGTTGAACATAATCAACAATATTTGCAATGGACTCAGACGCTTGGTTCCGCTTATATCGAGCCAATTCCTAATGAATATCAAGGTCAAATTCGCTATGGTACTTTGCAAGAATTGGCAAATGCCAATGTTCCTTCTGGTGTAGTTGCCAATTTTGGTACCGATACTCCTTTCTGGTCTGTTATGCAGACTACGAAGGATTCCAACAATCCGTTTGCAGTGTCAACTCGTTGGGACCAACAAGTCTCGTCATTAACCGCTCTTAGCGCATTGACCGGCTTGACTGTAGGTACCCGCATCTTGGTTACGGCCAATGCATCAACGGCAAACTTCTGGACCGTATGGGAATGGAATGGCACAACATTTGTAATAGCTGAAACCCAACGTTACGATACAAGTAGCATTTTCACGGTTGTTGACTGGTACGCTACTGGATATGATTCCACTATGGTACCTAGTTTGGTATTCAACTCACAAACAGACCGCGACCTTGCCCTTGGTGCTAATCCAACTGTTGGCTATGTTCTAGTTAATAACGATGGTCAAGGTCGTTGGATGTGGCAGTCATTCAGTAACGGAGTTTGGACCGTTGTGGCAAAAGAGAATGGTACTATTCAGCTCAATCCTAATGTCTATGGAAATACAGGTCCAGTACTTGACATCACTGGTACTACTATAGGAGCATTTGACCCAATAGCATTTGCTTCAATGGTAAACAACCGTGATATGGGTTTGGAATTGAACTTTTTCATAAACGCGTTAAGAGATTCAGTGATGACCGCGTTGGAATTGAACAATTTGTTCTTTAGCACCGTCAAATATGCTCACACTGAACAAGACTTTATTGACTGGTGTTTCAAGACATCATTCATGTATATTCAAGGGTTTAACGCAAACTTGATTGCTAGTCCAATTGCTAGCATTGACTACACTAGCGACTTATTGGCCTACATTGATGAAGTAAAACCATATCACGTAAAGATCCGAGATTTCATTAGTAAGTATGGTATTTCTGACACTGCTCAGGTGCACGCTACTGACTTTGATAAGCCAGTGTATTTTGATGCATCATTGCCTGGATATCGAGTCTTAAATCCTAATGTACCAGCAGACATCGTCATATTGCAAACTGGTAATTATGCTGATTGGTATAACAATTGGCAAGCTGGTAACAATCAAGTCCGTAAAATCAATGTCACATTGACATTTGATCGAGTATCTGATGATAGTATCCAAACTAATGGTTTGGCTATGGATCGTTTGAAAGAATATTGGTCTGGTGATGTTACATCCAAACCAGCTCTGTCGAAGATCATGAAGGGTATTTTGTTCAATGCTGCGACTTTGAGTGGTGGTAATTATGCAAGCCCACCGTTTGATGTGCATGCGTTGACATTTGCTCCTGATGTAAATGGTAATTTCCTGATTACAAATGCACCAAGTTTCGTGTACTTTGCACAGAAATTTGATGCCGGTTCATACCGTTTGCCTTCCGACTGGGATAACATTCCATATGGTGGTGGCTCTACTGCGGTCGATACTGCTTGGGATAATCCAAACGATGCTTTGGATACCGGTAGTGACGTGTGGGACTCATTAACCATGACCACTTGGGACAATTACCTTAATGCTGATTGGAATCAATTAAACAACACTGGTTCACAAGTTGGAATTTGGGATGCATTCTTGTTCCAATTCAATGCAACGACGCCAGAATTTGATTATACCTCTGGTCACAGAATTGAAATTTTCCGTAATGGCAGTCGTTTGTCATTGTTGAATCAAGATTACATTATTATTCAAGATAGCAATGTGGCTAATCTGTGGAAAATTTATATCTCCATGGATGTAATGGCTGCTGGTGACACGGTTATTATCATGCTAGTTGCTGCTGATACACCACAAGCAATTTTGAATGGTGGTGCTTTGACTACTGCTGATTCGGCTTATGAAGCAATAATCAATGGCAGTACATTGGCAGATCCATACCATGCTGCTGATCACCCAGAAGAACTAGTTGACGTTAATGTCGTTGCTGGTGTTCGAATCAAAATCCATCAAACATGGACCCCTGGTTCGGCACAGATGGAATTGACAAATATGAATTTACTGGAAAGTAATACTGCCACATTACCAATTCCAGCACAATCAAAGCAAGCAATTGCTTTGTATGATAACGGAACTCGAGTACCACAGATTGATGTAACATTTGATGCTCGTGACTCAGAATTTACTTACTTGGGTACTGATGTCAATTCAGTAATGCAAGCTGTGGTATGGGGTTACGGTGGTACTACCTATACTGCTGGTACTGAAGAAGACAACATTGTTGGCATGAATTACTTCAACGGGGATGGTACTACCGTAAGTTTCCCAATCACTGTTGATTCATACGTATTATCTACTGACACGTTGATTCAATATGTGACTATTGATGGAATACAAGCAACAAACTTTGGTGTAACTAACGGCGTATTGACATTTAGTACTGCTCCAGCTTTGAACAGCTATATCAAAATAGTCAGCATGCGAGTGACGAATGTGAATTCTGGTTTCAACATAGTTGAAGTTACAGAATTGGCAATGAGTTCAATGGGTTCTGAGTCTTTGAGTGGTGCGTTGGGTTTGACAGTCGCTCCAAGATATATTCAGTCTATTATTGAAGTCGACGGTTTGCGTGTGATGGGTTCAGGAATTTACGAAGCATTCATAACTCCTGCTAATCCTACTTTGGAATTGGATGCTGTTCTAGACATCAACAATGTTACAGCAACATTCAACTGGCAACCAGTTATTTTTGGTGTAGACGTACGCCAAAATGTAATTGTGCCTGGTAATACACGTTCGGTAAATCTAGGTGCAAATTGGGCTGCTAGTGACTTGATCGTAACACAAGGAAACAGTGCACCAATGATAGTCAGTATGATTGTTGGTACTGCTCCTGGTTACAGCTTGGGTAATTTGAATCCTGATCACCCAGAACCAAACAGTCTGATCACAGTTGGTTGGGATGAAGATTCATGGGATAACGTATCAACATGGGATGATCCAACGTTCTACGAGAAGTATGTGTTGTCTCCATCGAACCCAGATTCATCTATCAACTTGACCATGTATGAAGGTCGATTGATTAACATGCAGGCTTACAGTACTGATATTGCAGTGAGTATTGTATACGGTGATACATTACCAAATGACTTGACTGGGTTTACTTGGACTGTGGTAAGTTCAGATCCAAATGCGCAAGCAACTGCATTGATGATGGGTAACCAGATCGAGATGCTGTCAGTGGCGGGAGTGGTTCCTACTGGTGATTTGATCGTTTATGATGCAAGTCAAGCACAATACAGCGATGCGGTGGCCTTTGCGCCACAGTTCCCGAATGCTAGTCGTTTGACTGTCACTACGTTCACAAAACCAGATGCATTTGATATGCGTACTGTGACTTATGATCATATCAGTGGTGATAACTGGTTCCCAATTCCAGGAACGTATGACAACGTTGCTAGTTTGTGGGTGACATTGAACGGTCGTAAGTTGATTGAAGGTACACAATACTATGTCAATGCTGCTGATAATGGATTTGATATTCCAGCATGGGATGAAGATGCTCGTGATCGTTACGCCGAATTTGGTCCAAACAGTATGGCCGTTAGACTGAATGAAGAAAACGGCGTGATTGCGGTAGCTGGTGATCACGTAGTAATTACGGTATTCCGTGCACCACATGCAAAATCGCCAGAAACTACTTTGACATTCTTGGATCCATTGCGTGACTTTGGAATTGCTGATCGTTATTCAGTAATTGAAGACAGTGATTGTTACACCTTAGTTACGGCAATGACGCAAGAATCAACAAATGTGGTAATCACGCCAGTATTGAGTGATGCTACCCCATTAGTGTCAATGTTTAAATTGGATCGTACGATATACCATCCTGGTTATATGTGGGTTGGGCAGGAATTGATATACTTCGTGGAAGCAACATTTGATAGTACTGCTAATACCATTACGTTAGAAAATGTAATTCGTGGCTATCGTGGATCATCTATTGTGAACCATCCAGTTAATGAAGAAGTATTATCAGTATCTACTGCTAAATTAGTGGTGCCAAAGTACATAATTCCTACCGTAACTCCAGCACCAATTGAATGGACTGATATTGCTCCAGCATGGGATGACAATGATCAGTGGACTTCTTAAGGGAATGGCGGCGTTGCCGCCATTCTTGTTAAATATTGAACTAGTTGTTCTTTTGGAGAACATATGACAACATTATCAGGCCAGACACTAAACGCGACGTTCAGTGAGCTGCTAAAAATAAACGGGAATAGCTTAACTACCGTATTACAACCTGTAGAAGACGGTGATGGTAATGTCGCACCATTAATGCTTTCTACCGAGGCAGTTGCATTAAATGGTCTACAATGGCCATCAATTAATGGACCTCTAGGGGCTATTTTACAAATCAGCAATAATAATGTATTGACTTGGTCGGTTGCTGATTTGAACCCAGTGGTTCCAGTGGCAACCTCTACTACTCTGGGTGGCGTAATCCCAGGCAGTCAGTTCGTAGTAGATAGTTTGGGGAATTTGACCATATCACCCAATTACGTGCCGTATACTTTACCTACCGCGTCTGCGACTGTTATGGGTGGAGTCAAGATTGGGTCCAATCTGACCATTACCAATGGAGTATTGGCCGCAAATTCATATGTGCTGCCAACTGCATCCACTACGCAAATCGGTGCAGTGGTAGTAGGATTGGGACTCAATGTTGATAGTCATGGAGTTATTTCTGTTCCAACAGCATCAACTACGCAAAAGGGTAGTGTGCTTATTGGTTCAGGATTGGCGATTGACACTAATGGAGTTTTATCCGTTCCTGCGTCGTCAAGTGCGGTTGCTAGTTCATTATCTCCTGGTAATGTCATGTACTCTGCCGTAAATCCTGGAGCTGGATTTATATCCATCGCAACACCACAAATATATTCACTGACTGATACCACTTATACTAATATCGTTTCATTGTTTCCAAACAATCAATGGACTGCGGCTACCTTGGGAAATTCAGCAGTGGTAACTACATTGTTGAAATGCAAATTGAGTAACCGACTATTTGCGGTGGCTGGTTTGCAAATAGCCACATCAGCAGATAATGGTGTCACTTGGTCTATCCAAACACTGACTGAACAAATTACTTGTATTTCTGGTTCCATTGCAGGATCGTCAGTCAATTATGTTGCTGGTTGTGTTAGTGGTAATTTTGCCGAATCTGCTGATGGCAGCACTTGGACTATTAATGTTCCAACTATTCCTGAACAAGTACAATCGATTTCATATTCTAGTCCATATGTAGCATCAACGTATGGATCAAATAAAGCACAAATATCTACCGATGGTATTAATTGGACGGCATTAACTGCCCCAGTGACAATTGATCGTTTTGTTACACGAAATGATGGTTCTATTGTCGGAGCTGCGATCTATGGCAATCAATGTTACCAGTTTACACCAAGTAACACCACATTCACTGCTTTGGGCAATCCGCCGCCTGCTCCGTTTTTGAATTTGACACAATATAATGATGCCACTTACTTTTCATCCAGTTTGTCATCATCTAGTATTACTATCTATTCCACTTCGGATTTTATTACTTACACACCAATCGTTATTGCCATAACCAGTAATACTTCGGTGAAAGTTGAAGATATGTGGTGGACAGCGGATAATCGTTTGATTGTCACTACCAATACTGAACTTATTCTGATTTCAACTGATGGTGCTAATTTTACTGTTATATCTTCTGGTATTCCTGCCCCAATGACCACAGTGGTAGATGTGAATGATGTTGCATTCTTTATGAGTACAGTGGCTAATGCAGTATATGCCTATACCCCATTATCGTATGATACTACGAGTTATTTCCAGGTTCCGGCCATGCCAACGTATTTCCCAAGTTATATACCATATTTGAAGCTGTAATCGGTTCTATATTGAAAAATTCACCATTAGAAGTTCTAATGGTGTTTCTTTATCTACGCACTTTATCCAACATATAAATATGAATACAGAAAACAACAACGACGACAAAAGGTTAGTAGATGATGCCCCCATACAAGTTATGGATCATTTGCTAATCAGAGACGTGGATTCCGGTAAAATTTTGGTTAATATCAAAAATACAGCACGGAATCTTCCCCCAGAGGATTCAGATGGCAACACCAGACAATAGCAATACTGGCTTACACGATTGCGCTCGCCTTAAAATAGAAGGTCACGTTCTTATTCGTGATGCCGAAACTAAAGAAGTCTTTAGAGATAAGCACAATAGCATCCATTACGAAAATTTTAGTAATGCCATAGCTCTCAGTATGGCTGACTTTTCTACTGGTGTTATTGAAGAAATGCATTTTGGTAATGGTGGATCTGTGGTATCGGCTACTGGTACCATTAGCTATTTTTCACCAAACATTACCGGTTTGACCGCTACGTTGTACAACGACACTTATTACAAGATCGTTAATAATCGTAGTGCTAGATATACCGATGATCCAACCACCACAAACGTTACTACTAACCATATTGCTGGTAATACCTATACAGACATTATTGTTACTTGTACCTTGAATTATGGCGAGCCGCCTGATCAAGATGCGTTCGATTCGGCCACACAAACCAATGCGCAATATACGTTTGATGAGATTGGCCTTATGACCTATGATCCTACTACTAGCGTAAGACGTCTTCTCACACACGTAATTTTTAATCCGTTCCAAAAAGCATTAAATCGTGTAATTGAAGTCATCTATACCGTTCGAATCTCAATGGTCTAATGGTATTAAAGTAGCAGTTATAAATAGAACAATAAGGTATTCGGAGTTATAGATGACAAATTACGTGGTTTCAACCACCGTAAATGGCAGTTTTACTGTCCCAGCAGGAGCAACCAATACGGCGACGTCGTTGGTTCTTGTGGGTCAAGGTACTTCTGGTTACGGGCAACTAATTGCAAGCAATACTATTTTGCAATTGGAAAATTTTGCTGGGCCGACAGCACCAACAGCTCCTTTGATTGGACAGTTGTGGTATAATAGCGGCAATTTGGCTATTAATTACTACAATGGAACTGGCTGGGCTCAAGTCGCCCAAGAATCGGAGTTGGCAAATTATGCACTCCTAAGTGCATTCAATACGGTACAAGCTGAAGTTAATTCATTGATTGCCAATTCAGCATCAACCGCTGATACCGCAGCAACTTATGTTTCCAAAATACAACTTTACAACCCACCACTTGGAACACCACTAATTCCAATAGTGGCCGGTGGTACCGGTGTGTCATCATTACCAGCAGGTCAAGTAGTTGTTGGCAACGGTGGCGGTGCACTACTTACCACTCTTGGTACGGCTAATCAAGTTCTGGCTGTCAATTCTGCTGGCACTGCATATACATGGGTTAATCCAACATCGTTCGTCCCATCAGACGCAACGATCATGCACACCAATATTACCAACTTGCCAACGGCCGATGCGACATACAATTTGGGTTCCGGAACTGCGCGTTATGCAAACGTTTATGCGGTAACATTCCAAGGTACTGCCACTTCAGCAAATTATGCTGACATGGCCGAACGTTATGAAGTAGACGGTACGGTAGAAGCTGGTGATGTGGTGATTCTGGGTGGTTCAAAAGAAATCACCAAGAGCAATACGGCATTCAGTACTGACGTGTTTGGTGTTATTTCAACTGCGCCCGCGTATATGATGAATAGTGAAGCTGGTGATGATACTACTCATCCATATGTGGCTTTAGCCGGTCGAGTACCAGTCAAGGTTATCGGTCAAGTAAAGAAGGGTCAGCGCTTGGTTACATCAAGCTTTGCTGGTGTAGCGCAAGCAGCAGAACTAAGCGATATTGCAAATAGTTTCGTAGTTATTGGTCGAGCACTTGCTGACAAAACTACTGATGACGTAGGTCTCTTGGAAATTACTGTAGGAGTTAAGTAATGAGCGGAGCAGTAGGAACCAAAGTACCAGCATCAGACTACAACACCATCAGAAGCACTATTGCTGGTGTGATGGGAGTTCCTGCCGTCAACTCAACTTTTGGTTACAACCAGACTTTGGTAAGTGCTCCCACTCTTACTACTGGAACCATAATTGGGGCGTCGCAATGGAATGGATTGTATACTGACATAGCGAGAGCATATGCTCACATTACTGGGGCGGCACCATCGAGTGCCACTCTGCCAGTTATTACTACTGGGATAAAAATCAAAGCATCTGACATTGCCGCATATGCTAACACCGCAACTTATTGTTCAACCAATAGATTGACAGTTAACTCATCAGCTTTGAGTGTGATTGCTCCAACCGGTGCGACTACGGTTACTCGCGCCGCAGCTTGGGGTGGTGGAGCATCTGGTATCGGTGCTCAAGTTAATTTACAGTGGGGATCAGAAGCGGCAGCAGCAGCGTTCTTTAATACTGGTGGTAGAGTTACTATAAACTTTGGTCATCCAAATGCTTCTACCACACAAGATGCATCTTGGAATTCGTTTTTGTCTAGCTTGGGTACGGTCGTGTTTACTAGCACGGGGTGTAGTATATCAGGCGGCACCGTTGCAATGACTAGTATTCCATATTCTGCTATGCCGGGTTCAGTTACCAGTGTATTGGTGGAAACAAATACAACTGCGAATTACACGGCCAATTATATTCAAATCGAAATTGCCAAAATTGGCAATGGTTTTGCTGTTATTATCTTCATGCAGGACAATCATACCAATGCATTTTATGACCAAGTTGCTGCTGGTACATTTGCTGCATTTGGTTTTGTCAAAACGATTGATACTAATCAATTACCTACGGCTATGTCATTGCCGGCTTTTGGTATCTCAACCAACTTCTAATTAATTTAGACACCATAAACTCCACTTGTTAGAATGTTAAATTACTACAAGTGGAGTTTCCTTATGGATGATCGATTAACAAAAGCACTTGAATATTCTAACTACAAAGTTACCGTATTCCAACAAAAGCAAAATCTGAAGCTACGCTTAGAAAACTTGCTAACATATGCCCATAACGGCGGCATGTTCAAAATCACACAAGAACTGATCTCGTTTGTTGATGCATTGTTGCGTCGCGACGTTGAAGAAGTAGTGCTAGTTGATGCTCGTGAAAATCCAGTTAAGATCGCCAATCTAGAAGAATTCTACGACACCATCTTGGGTCAGTATTTCGAAGCAACCAACGAATACCATCTTGAGTTTGAAAAGCTTCGTAAAGCCAGATCAGTAAAGCAGGCTACTGATCAATGAGTACTAAGGGATTTTTAATCTTCGCGCATAATAACGAAGAAGTTGATTACGGCAAATTGGCAATCTGTTGCAGCTTGATGATCAAAGCCAACTGTCAATTCAATGACGTTTGCCTAGTCACAGATAAAGGAACTATTGATTGGTTGAGAACTAGTATGGGCGACACTATGGTTGATCATGCATTCCAACATATCATTATCATCGACTATACCAAAGTCAATACCGGTAATTCACAACGCAATTTTCGAGATTCGGCCAGTACCACTAAGAAGCTTAATTGGAACAATGGTACACGCAGTTCCGCTTATGATCTGTCACCTTTTGACGAAACAATCATGATTGATAGTGACTTGTTAGTTCAGGATGCAATGTTTGATCTGGTGTGGGAAAATGATGAAGACGTTTTGATCAATCGTGACGTTGTAACACTGGAACACAAACAACCAAATGTGAATGAAATACGTTTGGATGGTATGGGTATTCCAATGTATTGGGCAACCCAAGTCTACTTCCGAAAGGGCGAACGGGCGAAACTATTGTTCGATCTAGTTGCTCACATCAAAGCACAGTATGCTTACTTTCAATACGTTTATGAATTCCCAGGTAAGCTATTTCGTAATGACTATGCGTTCTCGATTGCTATTCATATGTTGAACGGCTTCTTGGAAAACAACGAATTTTCTAGTTTCCCATCACCAGTAATTTTATCTAGTTTTGATTGCGATGAACTAATTGATGTGGCATACAATCAGTTAAAATTCTTTGTGAACGACCCAACACAGAATTGGTTATATCGACTCAATAACGTAAAGGGTGTCACGGTTCATGCTATGAACAAGTATTCAATTCTGCGGTTCGCTGATAAGCTTATCGACATTTATGGAGTTAAAGAATGAGAGAATTTAAACGCAAGCGCGGATTCTTTACGTTCGCCCAAAATGGCACCCATGATTACGTCAGAATGGCCTACGCATTAGCTCTTAGTCTGAAAGCCACACAAATTGACGTACCGTATCTGTCAATTGGTATAACGCCGGGGCAAGTTATACCAGAAGAATATAAATGGGCTTTTGATGAGATAATTGAAATACCATGGGGCGATGCAGCAGAATCTAGTGACTGGAAACTTGAAAACGAATGGAAGGCATATCACATGACTCCATACGAAGAAACTATCAAGCTGGATACTGATATGTTGTTCATGCAGAACGTCGATCTATGGTGGGATACCCTGGCTAAACAAGATGTATGCTTTGCGACTACCGCCTTGACGTACCGTGGGGAAGAAGCGACTAGCGACTACTACCGAAAGACATTCACTGCTAACAAGCTACCAAACGTCTATACGGCCTTTATGTATTTCAAATATAGTGACTTGGCAAAAGAACTGTTCGATATGGCAGAAACAATTTTCCATAACTGGGAACATTTCCGGTTCGAATTTCTACAAGAACCAAGACCTGATGCACTATCCACTGATGTAGTGTTTGCCCTTGCCACCAGATTAATTGGTGCTGAAGATGAATGCTTACCGATCGGTCAATTTCCAAACTTTGTACATATGAAGACCAAACTACAGAACTGGGAAGGCCAAGCAGTTAGTGAAGATTGGACAAAACACATTGGTGTTTATTTTACCGATGACTTGGCATTAAAGATTGGACGCTATCGTCAACTTGCTCCTTTGCATTATCACATCAAAGATTTTCTAACTGACGAAATGATTGTATCCTATGAGACTAAATTAAAATGACAATATTTTATGCTCATTACGATGCTGATACTGGTAAGATCTTTTCAGTAGCAGGTCGTCCTTTAGAAGATGACCACCCAGGATGTTCCGTTGTTGAAATGGATGAACAAACGGCATTGCGATTCTTGAATCATGAATGGCAACTCAACGACTGGATTTACGGAAAGCAATACGGAAAAGAACTTGAATTGGTGGTAGTAAATGCCAAGGGTATGATTCCAATTAATGTTGGTGAATTTATTGAAATTCACCAAACGCCAATTATGGGTCCCGGATTAATCGTATCGATCGCATTAGTCGACAAATTAATTGAATTCTCTATACCAGCCGACTTTAGGGGCTTCAGGTTTGGACATATTAAAGGTGATACGATGGCATTCACTCTTACACCAAAACGAGATCCATCGGTTATTGTTGCGGTGTTTGAATTAAATGTTGATAAATTCTTTGAAACAGGCTATGCATCATTTACTCATGAATTCAAGTTGAATGACTATTCGATCTACTGTGAACGTGTATTCATTTATAATAGTTTAGAAATTTCCAAAGTACCAAAAACCATATCAAAGGTGGTCCCTACTTCAAGATTCAATAAATTGGTTACATACAAGGAACAAGTAATTACTGATGGCATATTAGCCACACATGATATCAAAGCAAACACATTGACACTCGAGATTATTGGTAAACCAGTTTTGCACTGGCCATCGTCTGCTAATTGCCCCATCTTCCTGACTATGCCTAAAGATCCCAATGTGGTATATGATGCCTTGCCAATTGATGTTGAAAGTCTTTGCTCAAATAAGAAAATTACGTTACAATTGCCTTTAGACTTAAACCAGGCATTTGGCGTAGCAAGCTATCCATTGTCATCTGACCTGGCTTTCATTAGGAAGCCACATGGCAAGCGAAAAAAGACAGCTAACTGAATTTGATATTTTCTTCCTATCGTATGACGAGCCCAATGCTGAAAAACATTGGGCTGATCTACTCGACAAATGCCCATGGGCCAAACGTGTCCACGGCGTCAAAGGCTTTGACCAAGCGCATCGTGCGTGTGCTGAACAAAGCGAAACTGATTGGTTCATTACCGTTGATGCAGACAACATCGTACTGCCGTCATTCTTCGACCAAACGGTCAATCTCGATCCACAAAAAGACATCAACAAAAGCTTCAGCTGGAACGCACTCAACGGCATAAATGGCTTGATGTATGGTAACGGCGGCTTGAAGCTCTGGTCAACGCAATTCGTGTTGAATATGAATTCACATGAAAACAGCGATGATCCTAGAAAAGCGGTTGATTTCTGTTGGGAAAAAGACTATCAACAAGTACATCAAACATTCAGTGAAGTATGGAACAACGGTAGCCCATATCAAGCATGGCGTGTTGGTTACCGAGAAGCAGTAAAGCTTTCTTTGGATCAAGGACAACGAGTCAAAGCTGCTGAGATGAAATCAAAGTTGCATGCAGTAAATCTACGCAACCTTCGTATTTGGGCTTGTGTCGGGGCGGATGTTCAATACGGCAAATGGGCCATGTATGGGACTCGATTCGGTCTTATGAAGATGATCGATCCTCATTGGGATTACACGCAAATCAGAGACTACGACTGGTTTGATAGTGAATGGAACTTTGCAAACCCAGAGCTGTTTGATATTAAGAAAACAGCTACTGGTTGGACGTATGATGAAGCATTTTTGGATCAAAATATTCGCGAATGTGGCGATTGGATTGAAAGCCAAACTAAAATTCTGTTTCCAATTTTAGATGACAAAGCTAGCGACTTCTTTCGCGAAAGTTTCAAACTAAGGAATGACTAATGTCAGAACAAAAATCACAAAACGAAATTCGTATCATAAAGCTAAAAAGCAATATGGACGACATCGAACAAAAATTCGAATCAAATACCATGTGCATGGCTAAGTGGTTGCAGTCAACCGTTTATCTCATGAATGGGCATACACACTCATGTCATCATCCAATGACACACATTATTCCAGTGTCAGAGATTAAAAAAAATCCATCAGCATTGCATAACACAGAATTCAAAATGGATCGCCGTTTAGAAATGCTGAATGGTAAACGCCCAAAAGAATGCCAATATTGCTGGAATGTGGAAGATCTACCCGGGGACCATATAAGTGATCGCACATATAAAAGTGCAAATTTGGAATGGTCATATCCCCATCTACAGAGAGTCTTGGATTCTGGTATCGGTGAGAACATCATGCCCTCATATCTTGAGGTTGCATTTGAGAACACTTGCAATCTTAAATGTATGTACTGCTCACCCGAAGTATCAAGTAAGTGGATGGAAGAAATTGAACGTCATGGTCCATACCCCACAACTTATTTGAATGGCAGTCTTGATTCACTCAAAGCAGTACAAAAAATGCCAATTCCACATAAGGAACATAACCCATACGTAGATGCTTTTTGGCAATGGTGGCCAGACCTTTACCAGAATCTCGACACGTTCCGCATTACCGGTGGCGAACCACTGTTAAGCAAACATACTTGGCGTGTATTCGAATACATCAAGGAACACCCACGTAAAGAACTTAATATTTCAATCAACACCAATATGATGGTTCCTGATGATCTGATTACTAAACTCATCAACTACTGTAATGAAATTGCACCCCTGGTAAACAAGATTGACATTTACACAAGTGCAGAAGCACACGGTAAACAAGCAGATTACATCCGTACAGGCATGAACTATGATAAGTTTATGAGCAACTGCCGTAGATTCTTGGCTAGCACTAAAGCAAATCTAAACTTCATGATTACGTTCAATGCCCTTAGCGTAAGCACCTTTGACCTGTTCTTGAAAGATATCTGGGATATGCGAGTTGAATTCAATGAAGCTGATGCTTGGAATAGAGTTCCAATGATGATCAACTATTTGCGATGGCCAGACTTCCAAGACGTTCGTGTCCTCCCAACCGAAATTAAAGACGAGTTCAAAGAACGTATATCAAAGTTCATGCAACAGTACACACGAAAAACTAGTCCAGATCAACGGGGACGCTTCTATCTGGAAGAAGTAGATCAAATGGAACGGCTACTGGCTTATATGTATGAACCATACCCCGATTACAAGCTCGAAGAACATCATAAAAACTTCGCGCTATTCTACGAAGAGTACGAGGTTAGACGTAAGGTTAAATTCCTAGAGCAGTTCCCAGAACTCACCAACTTCTATAACATGTGCTTAAGCAAACGATAAGCATAGTACAAATAAGATAAAAGCCATCCACTACGGGTGGCTTTTTCTTTATCATTTAAACCACTCTATAACTAATCTAGTGAGCTTACCCTCCTCTCGAACCTTTACCACATATCATCCCCCTCTAAGACATTTCATGGAGGTTTCTATCATAAAGATGGACCTCTAGGACCCTTTACCAATGACATCAAACCCAGATAGAACTCTCGATTGTGGCTACTCTCCAATACCAGTCTTCCTTAACTACATATCCATCCTCAGGAACATTCTCCTAGAGGAATTCAATGAGGTTATGATCGATTCCAAGGGTACTTGAGACCCTTCACGGACGATGTGAAACCCAGGGAGAACTCATGATTCTGGTGACTAAATATCGAACTACCAAGACGTTATGGCTACGTCCCCAACAGGTTGCCATCCTGTTGTATAGTGGGTATGCGCAAACATTAAGGAGGCTGATGGTGGCTCTTTACCACAATCCCAGAAGCAATACGCATTAAGAGATAACAATGAAACTATTAGACGATGTAAAGATGTTGCACTTAGAGCCAACATCAACATGCAATTTACGGTGTCCACAATGCCCACGTACTGAGGGAGATCTTCCTAACGATTACTTGCGACATGGTGATATGACTCTAGAGAGGGCGAAAGATACCTTCTCTCTAGAGTTCATCCGTAACTTGGATCGAATGTTTATGTGTGGTAACTTCGGCGAGCCTGCCGCTGCTAAGGATTGCATTGACATCTATCGTTATTTCCGCGAGATCAATCCTGGTATTAATCTGGGTATGAATACCAACGGAAGCTTGCGCTCACCAAAATGGTGGACTGAGCTGGCTACTGTGATGGGTAAGAACAGTTCCGTGATATGGTCTATAGATGGACTAGAGGATACCAATCATATCTACCGCCGTGATTCTCAATGGACGAAGATTATGGCTAATGCCAAAGCTTTCATTGCTGCTGGTGGGGAAGCTCATTGGGATATGCTAGTGTTCGACCATAATCAACATCAAGTAGAGGAAGCAGAAGCATTGGCTACTTCTATGGGGTTCACGATCTTTCGCAGGAAGGAAACACTTAGACCAGTGCATCAGACGGTACAATGGTTGAAAAAGGTCAATGACAAAGTTTATACTCCATCAGAAACGGTAGTATGTAAAGCTCTAAACGAGAAAAGTATCTATGTGAACTCTCTAGGAGAATACTTTCCGTGTTGTTACATTGGTATAAGGCCAGACGTGAAAGTTGATTACGGTGTACGATCTATGACTAACGTTATTGACGAAGTAATTGAAATGTTGAATACTGATCCACATCCAACATGTAAGCAAGCGTGTGGCGTTACCGAACAGTCAAATGCGCAATCGCAGTGGACAAAGGAAGTTTATCTCAAAAATGTATGATCTTTTCTTCATATCCAAAGACCCAGAACATCTAGAATTCTTAAAGCTCAAAGACCGTTTCCCTATGGCAAAACGAGTGGAAACCATTGCTGATGCCAAGAAGAAGTCTCTCACTCGTTTTTATTGGGTGGTATGGGAAGACACCGTCGTATTGGATACATTCAACTTTGACTATGTTGCTGATCAGGATAAGATGGATCGGGTATTTGCATTCTTGAATACGAATGGTTCATATGGCATCAAGCTCGTTCCAAAGCGAGTAGCCATAACCGACTCCATGTTTGATGAGGTTAACCACGTTGATGTCGTTGCTTCCGCGGTAGTAAACCAGCCTCTTGATATTGTCTTTATATCAAACGGAGAGCTTCCAGCGGAAGAGCACTATGCGGAGCTTGAACAGCTAACTGCTGGATGCGCCAATCGTCTTCTACGCGTAACTGGGGTAAATGGTCGAGCAGCCGCATATAAGGAAGCAGCTAGAATAGCTGGCACTCATTGCTTCTTTGCCGTCTTTGCTAAAATCAAGATTAATCATGAATTTGACTGGTCGTGGAATTGTTCCACACATGAAGATCGACATTATGTGTTCACGGTGTTGAATCCTGTGAATGGACTTGTCTATGGGCATCAAGCCATTATCGCATATAACAAACGATTGGTATTGGCAAATCCTGCTGATGAGATCGATTTCACATTGGCGCAAAGCTATCAGTCCATTCCAATGTTGTCAGGAACTGCTGTATTCAACACTTCCCCAACACACACCTGGCGTACTGCATTCCGTGAAGCCTTGAAGCTCAAGCTTTACATTAACCAAGGCGATGCCAAAGCTCAGGAACGATTGACTGTCTGGTTGAGTCCTTCCAATGCTCCATTTGGTGAATGGAGTCAGAAGGGAGCACTTGATGCTATGGAATATTTCGATACTGTGTCGGGTGACTACAGCAAGCTCATGTTGAGCTATGAATGGGACTGGCTAAATGCTTACTTCAACAGCAAGCATTTGTTAACTGAAGCGACAATGTGTTCTACTTGAAGGTTTGACATTTCAGGATAGAACGGCAAACTTACCACTTCCTTCAAGAAGGTTTTGTAATTGTTAGAATTGGGTTTTGGTGCATTCTTCAAATGCGGCAAGTCAGGAAGTGCTTGCTGATAATGAATCTTGCATTCGATACCCTGTTCTTTCATACCAGCAACAAACGCATCCCTGTTATCAACTCTGATAACAAACTTTTGCAATCCATGAATCTCAATATTGCTGGCATCTACTAATGTGGGGCAGTCAAGAAAACTGATCATGAACTTTGCCATTATTCGTCTACGCATCTGCCAAAGATCAATGTACTGGAACTTCATATTCAGTACCGCACATTCAACCTCGGACATTCTGACATTCGATCCGGCCATAGTGAAGCCATCAGCAGTCTTACCATGATTGATGTATGCTTTGGCAAATACCGCTAGATCATCATCATTAGTTACAATTGCCCCACCATTACCGATGCTTGCTAGATTCTTGGTGGGATCAAAACTGATGACTTGAGTATGAGTACCTGGCTTAGGGCTGAGCCAGCTTTGGCATGCGTCTTCGACGAAGTATTTTGCATTAAATGCGTCACGATCAACAGGCATTCCATACAAGCCTACGGCACATACTAGATCAGATGAACTAGCTATTGGCAGCATGTTGCCGTATTTGTCTACGTCAATGAATCTTATGAAGTTATTGGCTACTGCGAATGCATTTGCCGTTGCGGGAAAACTGATAGCTGGAAGACATACCACAGGTCGAACCTTGTAGTATTCAGCAATGATTTGAAGTGCGACCGTACCACTATGAGTGACAATCGCATGTTTCCGACCAGTCATTGACTGTAGATTGTCAATCAGTTTATTGACCTGCGGTCCGTCAAGGAGGATGCCAGATGATAAAACGCCATCAATAACTGCTAGCGTTTCATCTTTCATCTTTTCATACTGAAGCTTGACGTTTGAGAAAGGAATGTAGCCACTCATAGTATCTTTGGAACCCGTCTTCTATATTAGTTGTTGGGTTATAGCCAAAGTCATTGCGAGCTTGTTCAATTGATAGGTTACCGCGTTTTGGGAATGCAGTATCTCTACCTTGAATTGAAAGTGTTCCTTTGCCAGCCAATGCAATTGCTAATTCACCCGCTTCCAGTATTGTACGACATTTGGCATCAGATCGTGTGAGATTGTAGGTTTTATTATTGGTATTGTCACTGAATGCGGCTTGCACTATACCTTGAGCTACATCTTCCACGTAAGTGAAATCAAGTATCTCGTCAGGGCCGTTAACATGTAGAGTTCCACCTTCAATTGCGGTGGTGATAAATTTACCCACTAATCGACTTGATACGTCGCGTTCACCATAGACTGCACTTGGTCGAATGATCGTGTGTGGAATGCCATATGTGGTGGTAAAGTTCCGAACAATCTTTTCCCCACTATCCTTTAAAACACCGTAAAGCGTATTGGGGTTAGTTGGATGGCTTTCAGTTGCGAAATTGGGATAATCGCCATATACCATGCTTGAACTGATGAACACAAACTTTTTACAATGTTGCGCTAGCGTCAATGCTCCCATCAAACCCAATATCATAGTATTGGTTGCGTTGAACGGATGCAACGACACTTCATGTTGATTGGGAAAGCTTGCGGTGTGAATGATCACATCGTAATTTAAACCACCCAGATGAGGAAAACCACGCGTGACATCTGCACGATGTTCCTTAAACTTTTCGGATTGGGAAGTTATTGCTAATCGTTCATTTATTAGCATTTTTAATATTCTCCAATCCACCGACGGATAGACTTCATGATTGTCAAATCCAATGACGTTATACCCATCAAGCATCTTTACGATGTTGTGTCCAATAAATCCAGAACTACCAGTGACGAGAATATTCATTATTAGAATTGCGCTGAGAACGGATTGCCATTCAATCCTTGATTGATCATCTCAGTAGTAGAGTCAGTGCGTAGACCAGTAAGACGAAGCAATCCACGAGGAATGTAGCCAGAATTGAATGTTGAGTGTGCAACATTTGTCCAATCCCAATAAAGCACATCACCTGATTTCCAATGGGTAAATGTCTTATCATTGAACATCATGCCTTGACCCCATTGCCAATCTTCCATCATGATTAGGAAACGGGTAGCATAATAGTTGTCGGCGTCAAACATTGCAAGCTCTTCTTCGGTAAATTCCACCTTACCGATCAATGACTGCTCAATGGGACGCATATAGCCAACGGCCAAATCATCACAATGCATAGTCATCATGTTGCCTGGTTCAAGAACTTGCATTCTAGCCATAGGCTTACGAACATGCAAGATGTCAGCCAAACGATCAATTGCCGTTTGTGGAATCTCAACACGTTGGAATCCTGGAGCGTTGACGTTCTTGAGATTGGAAGTGTCAACCCCAGTGTGTTCAGCCATAACTTCAATTGCTTTGTTTTGACATGAGTAACGTAGTTGTACGAAGTCTGTCACCTTTGACAGATCATTCTTATCTGTCTCGCCGATATGGTATGCCTTCAAGTCTTCGACTGAAGGTAAGTTTGCGATATTACCAATTATTGTGAACATAGTCTTTCTAATATAAATCGTTGTGTGTTAACGCCATGCAATATGTTAGTGCCGTTACTCAAGTCCTTGACCGTATTAACATATTCTTCGTAATGCTTCCAGGTTTCGTTGCGCGTACTAGCGTAGTGATCAACGTGATGGTAACGACTATTGTTGGTCAATGACTGTCCCACATTCTTACTCAAGAAGATGAATGAGTTTTGGAATTTAGTTGTAACACGTCCAACACTGGTACACCATTCATGGTAGAAATCACGAACCGTTTGTAGCTTGTGTAAGGCTTGTGACAAGGTCAAGTTGGGGAAAATACCGCGAGCAACAGCCAAAGCACCTTCGCACTGTGCTCGAATCAGCTCTGGAGCTTCGGCTGCCATGTAGAACCAGATATTGTTTGTAGATGGATCTTCAGAATACATCGTATTCTTGTCATTCATCTGGAAGTAGATTTCCTTATCGTCGGTAAAAAGACGAGGTTTTTCCATTCCCCAAACATTAATGTAGTTGTCAACATTGACTGGTAGTGGAGCATATTTACTCATAACTGCCATCTGATTCACGTTGAAGCTTTCAGTACCACTATGGCCTGGGTGTTTCAAGAACCAATTCTTTTCGAAGAACTCGTTATGTAATTGTTGACCAACTTGAACTACGGTCATCTTTGCCAATGGCATATTATATTTAATATGCATTTCTTTTAGCCAAGTCAATTTCATATTCACTTGAAATATGGAATCAAGACATCCGTCATTCATTGATTCCCATGAATACATAACGAATTCATCAATTGTATTACCACTGCGAAGAAAGGCATCAGCAACCGAATGGCTGTCTGAACCACCGCTGTACATCAGACGGACGTATTTGTTTTGTTGGCGAATACGTGTGGCAAATTCTTCTTCAAGCGTTCGCAAATCCTTGGTGGCTGGAATTGTCCAGTCATATGCTGCCAGCCTACCACTATCGAGGACCAATTCAAAATCTGGATGTTGATTAGATGCTTCAAGGGAACGGAATCTGCTCCATGCCTCAATGGCATTTTGATACTGTTCAGTACCAATACGGTAGTAATGCTTCATTGTTTGTTTCCTGTGCTCGAGCACGTGATTTAAGCTTATATAAATACAGAATAAATTATACTACACCGGAGTAACAGATGACAAATTATGTGGTTTCCACGGCGGTGAACGGGACCTTTGAGGTGCCTGACGATCTGATCAATACCGCACAATTGGCCATTAATCTGATTGGACGTGGCGTTACCAATTATGGTCAAGCTGTCGCCCAAAACGATATCAATCTCTTGCAGAACTTTGCAGGACCAACACCACCCATTCAGCCTATTATTGGTCAGCTTTGGTTTAACAGTACGACACTTTACCTACAGGTGTACACGTCTGCCGGTACTTGGAGTCCTGTATCTTTTGAATCAGATCTTTCCAACTATGCAACCGTTGGTGAATTGGCTAGTACAAATTCAGCATTAAGTGCATTAGCCACCAGTTCAGCAACTAAGCTACAGTTGAATAACTATGTAACGATTGCTGGTCTGTATACTCCACCAGTTAATGCAACACCAGTCCCAATTGCGGCTGGTGGTACTGGTATAACCAATATAGGAACTGCCGGTCAAGTATTGACGGTAAACAGCTTTGGTACGGGACTGATATATGCGTCACCGTACACCAGCTATCAATACGGCTCCACCTTTATCAACACCAGCACAACGTTGACTGGTACAAGTTTAGGTACGGTCTGTAATATCATTACTACTGGCATTACTGTAACATTGCCACAATCTGCACGATCCCCTTCTGGTGAATTCTTGATCTTCACCTTTTTATTGGCTGGAACTGCAACTATCGTATGTCAAAATGGTGATGATATTCTTGCAGGTGCAGGTATTGCCGGACAAACATACGGTACATCTTACACCATCTATGCTGGTGAGCAAGTCACCTTTGTATCCAACGGTGTAAATCAATGGATGACTATTAATCAGTCAAGAACAGTAACTCCTACTCCGACTGCTGGTGATAATAGCTTGAAATTGGCAAATACTGCCTACGTACAAAATTCACTATCGCCGTACTTGTTAAGCACTACTGCCGCTTCAGTTTATGCACCATTAGTAAGCCCAGCCTTTAGTGGTACACCAACAGCGCCAACACCCGCAGTTGGTGACGCGTCAACTAAAGCGGCAACTACCGCGTTTGTAACAACAGCGGTAACTAACGGTGTCAATTCGGTTAGATTGGGATATACCCCAGTTCAGCAGGGTGGTGGAACTGGCCAAGCAGCAAACAAAGTTTACATTGGTTGGAACGGTAGTGGCTTAGCGGCAACTGTAGATGCCACCAATCTAGGTACATTTGTATTTGAGGCAGAACTCGATGCAAACGTTAATTCACTCAATTCACAAATTGGCACTATCAACTCTGAAATTGGTACAATCAACTCTGAGATCGGGTCACTCAATACCGCAGTCGCATCTAAACAGCCTAGTGATAATTATCCTACTGTAGTAGGTGGGCATACTGTTCAGGTTGTTTGGTCATCCCCAGCATTAAATTTGTATGTTGATAGTTCGTACCAGGGTCAGATATACACATCTGGCTGGTATCAACCAATGACACTTGCCGGTGTTGGTTCTTATACAATTTGGTCGCATTCTTTGAGTAGAGGACAAGTTGTAGCAATTCCAGGCGTAGCAGGAACATGGATGGCTATGTCAGTAAATGCAACCGGAACTGATGGTATTGACTGGCTATTGTGCCGTATATCTTAAGGAATAATTATGACTGATACTACCACCCCTATAATTCCAACACCCACGACCACTATATACGATATTGGTACGGTTACTAATGCAACTTACACTAGTGCTGATGACACTGAAATTCACTGTATTGTGACCTTTCCTAATAATCCAGCCATACCAAGTACTGGTATTCCATTTAATGCCAGAGCTGACGATGTTGAAGTTCATGGTCAACAGCTTTTTGCTGATTTGATCGCTGGTAAGTATGGTGACATTGCTGCTTATATGGCGCCACCATTAACACTTGATCAACAATATGCGGCCGCTATTTCTAATGGAGTAGTGGTAACGAGTGCATCAACAGCGGCATTAAACGGTACATATGGTGTGAGTCCTGATGATCAAGCCAATATTAGTTCTGAAGCTCAGTTTATATCTACGTTTCAAGAATTCACCACTGATGCTGAAACTATTGATTGGGCTGACATTACCGGTGCCGTTCATACGTTTCCAAGTACTGCTGTGTTTATGGCATTTGCCAAAGCAACAGCACAATACGTATCAGCGTGCAAGCAGACAATGATTGCTCTTGCAAATGGTGGTACCGCTACTTTCCCCAGTAATGTGATCTCTATTAGCTAATGCTTTTCCAATCGTAACGAAGGCGCCTTTTAAGGCGCCTTCGTTATTTCTTCAGCTGGCTTAAACAGCCATGGCAGCTTTGATAGGCGAATGGTGCTGATAACCATCCAAGCGGACATCGTTCATCGTAAACTGTGTGATATCCTTGATTTCAGGATTCAACCACAATGTTGGTAATGCCAAGGGAGTACGACTAATTTGTTCTTTCGTTTGTTCAACGTGATTTGAATATACATGCGCATCACCCAACGTATGTACGAAATCACCAACAGCCAAGTCACAAACTTGTGCAATCATATGAGTGAAGAGTGAATAGCTAGCAATGTTAAATGGTACACCAAGGAACATATCAGCAGAACGTTGGTACATCTGGCATGACAACTTATAACGTGGAATACTAATGGCGTAGGTTTTAGCCATTTGATCAAATGCTTGATGTACTATTTCCTTATTCTCATCCATATTGAAACTGTTTGAGATTGTATAGGTAAGACCACTATTTAATGCAATGCGCAAACGTTCATTTACCGAACATTTCGACACATAGAATTGTGCAAACATATGGCATGGTGGTAATGCCATCTGATCAAGTTCGCCTGGATTCCATGCAGTTAGAATATGTCGCCGTCCGAATGGATCATTCTTAATTCCATCAATCAATTGTTGTAACTGGTCAGTCTCTTTAATCGTATAGACTAGTTCGCTATCATGTATCCCCACATATTGTACAGCCGACCGCCAGCTACGCCAGCCTACACCATAAATGCGTCCTAAGTCACCTTCAAACTTTGCTTTGGGTTTCCAATATGGAGCTTCAGCATTACCAGTCCAAATGGTTGCCTTTTCACTATTGCGATCACCGTGAAGGATTTCCTTCAATCGCGTCTCATCTCCGCTACCTTCAATAAACCAAAGTAATTCTGAAACACAGGCTTTCCAGGCTAGTTTCTTGGTAGTAACTGCTGGAAACCCCTGTGATAGATCAAAACGCATTTGCTCGCCAAACAAACTGAGTGTGCCCGTACCAGTACGGTCCATACGTTCGTCCCCGTTATCAAGGATCTTTTGTAGTAGGTCTAGATATTGTTGTTCTTGATGTGTCATACTTTTCTGTCTCTTATTTCATATGTGACGGTGAAGTCATCTCCCTTCGATTCATGCGAAAAGAATGGTTCTTCAAAGTCGGTAGTGTTTATTTCTAGGAAGCAATCACCCTCAAAGGCTTTACCTATACGAGTGACGTAGAGCCTGTCTGCCAGCTTGGCAAACTGATTGTATACCTGCGCTCCTCCAATAACCATAAGCTCTTGGTGGTGCGGATAACGCACCACAAGCTGGTCAACGATTGCTTGAGGATCACCATTTACAAAATAATGGGGCTCAATGGACAGATCGCTTTCCAGGAAATCACGAGGAGTTTGCTTAGTCATGACCACATTTAGTCGATTGACTAGTGGTTTCTTTGGAAGACTATGCCATGTGTTGGAACCCATGAGGACAATTTTATCTTCAGTATGAGTCTTGAACCATTTCATATCTTCGCTGATGCGTGGCCACGGCAATTCATTGTTATTACCAATACAGCCATTTTCAGCAATGGCAACTATAAGTGAAACGATCATGATGTTTGTTGTATTATTTGTTTGAATTCTGCTTCGATGTCAGGATAGATAAGTTTGAGGGTCATCAGCAAATCTGTCCACTGATCTCTAATACCGTCATACTCTTCGCACTTCTTTTCGATCAATTCGAGCATCCTACCCTTGATGTCGTATTCCACGAACTTATCTAGATTGTTCTGTAATCTCTTTACCGTATAGTTCAGATTGCTAATCTCGTTGTCACGTTTGGCGATCTCCAATTCGTGCTCGTGAAAATCGTTGAACTTTTTAACACTTTGGTTGTAGTGCTCAATTTCATCAGCCGAAAGCTTTATTTTCTCGGGTACAGTCATCGTGGGAATGTTCTCAAAACGGCATTGAATTTATCTTCTGCACCTGGCACAGTAAGCTTGAACATCATCATTAGATCGGTCCAGGCATCTTGCAGATTTTCATTTTCTTCAATTGCTTGAATAAGAACACGATAGAGTTCTGCTTCTAATACTCGTACGTTCAAGTCGCGTTGCAGTTGTGAATTTGCTTGTTTCTGCATATGGTATGCAGCATCTGCTTGGGCGAACTGTTCTTTCGTCGCGTTCAGCATGTTAGTCAGGGTATCAATAGTATGTTGATCATTCATTTTTGCATCTCTTTGCATGGAGTTCATATTCAGCGAATAAGTCCGGTTCTGATAGTTTCATAATCAACATCAAATCTGACAAACTGTCAGTAAATCGTGGATCATCACATAGCGTAGTCCAGCAGGTATATAGGCTTTTGAATTTCGACAGATCGTTGATTCGAGCGACTAATTCTTCGTGGTTTTTACTATGGCGGATATTCAGATCTCTCGCATCCACGTATTTGGTCCACCACCCAGCCGCTTGCTGTTGTGCTAGCTCTAGTTTTGAATCAAGCGTTTGATTGGCGAGTTCTTCGTATTTCGCTTTCCATTGCGCAGCTTCCATCTGAGCATCAACCATCTTATGGAACAAAGCTAAGCCAACATTAACTTCAGTGGATACTTGGCTAGTCATTCTACGTTGTATGGACGATAATCTGGCACCATCAGTTGTTTGAATTGCTCTTCCACTCCCCCTTCGACCATTTTTAGCATCATGAGGAAGTCGGACCAGTTGTCAGATAGATTTGGGTGTTTTGCAACAAGTTCCTCAATGAGGTTATACATTGCTGCTTGTGACTCACACTTCTTGAGTCGTTCCATTAGCTTGTTAGCTTGTTTTTTGAGATCTAATATTGATCTGTTGAGATCAGAAATAATTCGAGCTTGTTTCTCGATCATTCGTTCTTGAGTGTCTTGCATGAAGAAAGTCCTCGATTGTTTGCCAAAGTATATGGCAAAGTCGAGGACTTGTCTAATTGCGAAGGTGTAAAAATTTACGCTTTATCGATTCTAGCTGCCAACAAGATCGCGTTAGTTGTTTTAACGATAGCTTGTCGAATCTTTTTGACGTCTAAGATCACTCGCACATCCGCGATTTGATCTGGTTTATTGGTCATCATTGATTCTAAATCGGAACCGTTAATGATAAGTTCTTCACCAAGTACGGTACGTACTTTTGCCAACAGAATGAATTCGGCAGGAATTTCTTCTGTATCAAGTTGGCTAATAATTTCATCGAGAATGTCGGGCTTGCTCATATTGCTCTCCGCAAAGTGTCCATTCGTATTTACTTGACGGTTACCCATTATTATCTACCGAATTAATTGCCCGGCGATACTGTTCGTATAACGCCTGGACTTGTGGATTTTGTTCACGCACAATTTGTTCCTTGCGCATCTCTACCAATACCGTATGGCATGTGGTAATCAATTGTGCTACATATTCTTCAGACATATGTTTTGTGCCTTCAAAATATGATCTTATTTGTTCCCTGGTGGGAGCTGGAAGGTCTTTCATATTTCTCTTATTCCAGTTGGCAAAAAGCCCCGAACTTGCCGGGGCTTTTGTCTTGTCAATTACGACAATTCACCATTGGACTTCAAAGTATCTGAAAATTCAAGGGCGGCTAGAATAACAGCAGCAGCCTTTATCAGATCATCTTCAAAATCTTCTTGTGTGAGCGAAATCCCTCGTGTGAAACGAGAAGAGCTTTTACGCTTTGCTTGCTGGGTCAAATAGTGACTGGCGATAGCAATCCAGTCATTGACTGAATTCTTGCTATCCCATTCTGAACCTGGCAAAGTTTTCTGGCGATCTCGTTCAGCCACTATGCGTTCAACAATCGCTAGGACTTTAGCCTGCATATTATTCAGCAGCCTTGGGTTGCTTCTCTGACTTTGTCGAAGAACGACGATCACCACCACGACCTGACTTCTTGGTCTCAGCCACAGCTTCATCAGCCGTAGTTGCTACTGCAACTGTCGGTGCTGCCATTGCATTTGTCTTCTTTGGGGGACGCATTGCTGGTACATACTGGTAAGCTTGTTCGCGCTTCTTTGCGGCTTCAGCTTCCAACAGTTCAGCTTCATATAGCATGTTTGATGCCATTTGCATGCGCTCTTCGCTCTTAGATGCATTCAAGTTGTTCACGATAATGTTGAACTTGTCTGCTTCCTTGACCGCATCCATTTCTACTGAATCGGGGAGTGTACCCATAGACTTCAGAATGTCAACCAATGGGATTGGCTGGCTTGGGTTTGGTAACATGATGACGTTGGTGATTGGCTCGACACGCAGGAAACCATTCGCATGGAATTCGTTCAATACTGAACGACCTGTTTCTGGCACTTGGCGGGTATTCATGTAATCAGCCAGATTCTTTTCGTTCTGACCTGCTGGTGCATTCAGAATTTCTGAGATAATCTGTTCAAAACGTGGTGGCAATGCTTCCACGTCGATGATCAATGCCTTATCGAGTGCATCTGGCAATTGCATGAAAACTACCACGCAACGGCGGTCAGTTGACTTGATCTTGCCGAAGTGCTTTTTAATTTGTGACATGGTTAATCCTTGGGGTATGAAAAAGGTTAGATGGAGCGCAATGTCCATCTAACCACATTATCGCACTGCGATTACTTAGCGGCCTTAGCGGCCTTAGTCTTAGTAACCTTCTTTGGCGCAGCAGGAGCAGCAGCGGCAGCGGCTGCATTTGCAGCTTCTTGCTCGGCTTGCTGAGCGGCCAATGCAGCGGTAACGAAAGCATTCAGCTTGTTACGAACTGCGATAACTTGCTCAATAACTTGCCAGCCCTTGAAAGCACCTTGCTCAGCTGCGTGATCGATGATCTTGACTGCATTTTGCAGATCAACAACGCCAATTGCTGCTTGGTCTTGTGCTACGGGTGCTGCTTGTTCTTGAACTTCGTTTTGAATGTCTGACATTACTCAAACTCCTTTTTAGTTGTTATTATCGTTGAGTAAGGGTGATTCTAATTAGAACCACCTTTACTGTCAAAATTTATTTGTGATGTTTGTTGATAACTAACCGAATTTTATCTTCTGGCCAATTAACATAATCGATCCAACTTTCGTGGCGAATAGTAATTGGTCTAGATTTCGCCTTATCAGCCATCTCATAGTACGAAGGACGATATGGCTTGTTCTTCGGTTTCATGTGTGTTGAGTGACCCTTCTTCGAGTTACACGGTCCACATGACGATACAATGTTTTCCCACTTGGTGCTACCACCGTCTTTACGTGGAACCACGTGGTCCATGGTGAGATCATCATGACCAAAGCGGTGTCCACAATATTGACAAACGTGACCATCGCGCAAGAAAACATTGGAACGGCTAAACTTCATATCACGCCCAGGCTTGATGTAGCTCTTGGACATAACAATAGACGGCACGCGCATCTCAATTGATGGTGAACGTACAACCCAATCGTCATAATAGGCAATAGGTTGAACTTTATCAGCATACAAAGCTTTAACGGCGTCTGTCCATCCCATAGTGCTTAGTGGGAGAACGTTGACTGGCGAACCGTCCATGTTTAACACGAGCACTTCGTCGCCGGATCCTATACCGAGTTTATACCGTTCCATAATCTTCTTCTTTTTAGGCTAATTATTTAGGAACATTAAAGTTGTACTTTATGGTTAGAAAGAATTGAAATTACCAACCTTTGCCACACCATCAACAAATCTAATGTCCACCGTACTCAAATGACCTGACTTACTACACCCTGTATCAAGGAAAATAGCCAGACCACCGTTTGTTCCTTGATGGATAAGCGGAATATCAGTGCTTCGAATGTCATGCCCCACAATGGCGATATGATCATTCGGCAACTTGTCAACCCAACGATAGACACGGTTTGGATACCCGTCCGCTCTACGTTGTATTTCGTTGTCCACTTCTCCAAACAAGCACATTTCTTCAAACTTACCACTTACACGTTTGTCAGTAACTCGCCAGATGTCAGGATGCACTGCGCCATGTGTAAATGCAAAATTCCTAGCAATACGATGGTTACGTGACATATTGTAAAGAGCACGAAAGCGAGAAGTCCAACGTTCCATCTCTCCTTCACCAAGTGCTTCAATACGACTGGTTGTTACTTTGTTCGCTTCACTCAACTTGATGTGTGACGCACCATCACGCTGTGTGATCCAACGATAAATCTTCTTCTCGTGGTTACCGTTGATTACTTCCGCTTCCCCTCGAACGACTAAGCGGTATGCCTCGTCAATCGTTTCTAACGAATCGACGCCATAATCCAGCAAGTCACCCAGAAACAGCAAAAAGTTATTACGGCAATGCGCCCAACGAATTGCATTCAGCATTGTGTGCAATGCTCCATGAACGTCAGGAACAACCGTAATACCTTCATAGCCCCTCTGAATCACTTGCGTAAAGAGGTCACTGTCATCCAACGGCAAAATAGCAGTAAAGCTATCTTTCTTGATATCGATCACTTCAGCAAGCTTATCGCCCCTTGCCAAATCTCGCCGAACGTTCAAGTCATCTACGATGTAAAAAACGCCCATACCCTTACTGATTGCGATCCTAGCCAGATTCATACGAGCATCACGCCGCAAATCTGGGATATCAACAACTACTCGTTCACCAAGCATTAATTTGGTGACTACTTCGTGTTCTACTTCGTGCATGAAGAGACTTCGCAGATCAGGCCGTTCATTACCTCCAGTCAAACGAGCTTGTACTCGTTCGAGACTGACGAACTCATGATCTGGGAATTTCCCCATGATGTCTTTCGTATCAATATCAATCAATACTACTAGACTGTTTAATGGAATCTTTTTCATAACCTATTGTGGCACTTGCCAGTCCTTTAATCAATTATTTGCGCCAGATATGACGAAGGGGCGACTAATTAGTCGCCCCTTTTGTATTCAGTTAAGCTATTGCTGTTTTACAATAACCTATCCTTTAGGGGCGTCTTCGAGTCATATGGGGCACCTGAATTAAGGTGGGCCAGTCCCAACAATGCTTCCACGTCTGCTTTCGTAATACAATCAAATCGGCCGGCCTCAGCTCGCTGCGATACGATCGCGCGATCGAACTGCTCAGAGGTTACGGATAAATTTTTCATATCAAAAACGTTCATGGTCTTTTCAAATAATAAGAACCAGACGATACACTCATCTGGCACAAAGTCAAGCTATCTTTTATTTAACAAAAAACAGGCGTACTCTATCAACCAACTTCGCCCACCAAGCTTTTGCTTTGTATTTAGTGCCCGCGTTTTGTATCGCATTGCTACGATAGTCATGCCACGATACATTACCCCAATAATGACGAACTTCATCAATACGTGGACCACTGTGCATATGCAAGCGAATGTGATGCATAATCGACTCTTGCACATCCTGACCAGCATATGCTCGAGCATAATAACCAGCATCTTCTGATGAAATACCGAAGTCTGGGTTCTTAACCACGTTCAGGTAAAACTCTTTGCGTGTTGGATACTGAGCCTTCAGTGCTTCAACCTTATCAATGATGTTTTGCGCATACGCGGCAATGTTCTTGTGGAAGTCAGCCTCGAAAGTAGTCAAGGCCCCACCATTTACGGCATCCATCGTAGGTAAGTGATCGTCAACTTTACCTTCAACCACCAATTGAACAATATCCTTTTCTGACTGTAACAGTTCAAATGCATTGTGGCGGAAGCAATAGTCATCGGCCTTCAGCTTTGTCATATGACCAGTAGCAAAACGGATAATGTATCCTTCCATGTTCTTGATACCACGAACATAGTTGATGAACGACTTCAAGTCACGAGTGGACTTCTCAAAGGCCTTCACCACTGGAATATCATACAATACACCATAAGCCTGCATTTCAGAATATGGAATGTATTCACCATTCACGTTATGGCGCATACCAGTCAGTATCAACGCGTCGTTCTCATAGTCGATCACAATAGGTTGCTTGCGTGAACACCATTCGAAGATGGGCGTCACATCATTGTTTTCGCAATCTATAACCAACTTCTTGTAACCCCGGGATGACGTGTTCACGAAGTCGTTCACCAAGTCTGCAATTGGTGTCCAACCCATCATCGTACCCCAACGAATTGGATCATTGGGACCCCGCTTATCTAGCGGACGAACCGGACGCAGCATTGAACCATCAAGCTTCTCCAGAACAATAAAGTCCTGCGTCATGTCAATGTTGTAATCCAATACTTCTGGCCGTTCGTTGACATTGAAAAACTTATGGTACCCTCGGGCAATGACTTGGCCCGTCTTCTCATCAAAGATCAAACCACGGCATTCACGTACCAGTTTGGATGCACGATCAACGGTCTCATCCCCAGTCAGATCTTGGAATAAGCCTCGAACATTAACGACATAATCGAACACGATATAACCATGTCCAGTATTACGTTCAACGAAGCACGGAGTTTGAACACGCGCATTTGCATCCAAGCAAGCTTGGCGGACTTCTTCAATGGAAGTTATAGAGGGGAATTGATAGTTCATTTTTATTATTCTTATTGTGATTGCCATACTAACAGATGGCAACTCATTCAGCAAGAAAGCCACCTATAAAAAGTGGCTTCCTTACTCTTCGGAGGTACTACTTTACTTCTTAAACCAAATCATTGCGACTAGTAACGATACGATCAATGAGGCCAAATGCAAGAGCATCTTCAGGGCTCATATAGTTGTCGCGATCGCAAGCTGCTTCAATCTCTTCGAATGTATGGCCAGTCGTACGTGCCAAACGACCGTACAAACGTTGACGCAGACGCTTAGTCTCGTTAAGCGAAATTTCCAGATCGCTATACGTACCACGACCACCCGACGAGATCTGGTGAATCATCACTGTCGAATCTGGCAGTGCAAAGCGCTTGCCCTTAGCACCAGACGTCAGCAACATGGAACCCATACTAGCGGCCATACCAGTAACGATCGTGCATACATCTGGCTTAATGAAATCCATAGTGTTGATAATGGCATTACCTGCCACAACACTGCCACCCGGACTGTTGATGTACATGTAAATATCACGTTCTGAATCTTCCGCTTCCAAATGCAGAAGCGACGCCACCGCGATGCTTGCCATTTGGTCATGGACTTCACCGTCGATGAAAATAATACGTTCTTTCAACAAGCGCGAGTAAATGTCGTAAGACCGTTCACCCTTGCCGTCATTGACGATTACCATAGGTACCATTGACATAATTCTTATTCCTCAGTTTGATTTTTTAGATAGGCGGTATCGCCACCCATCAATTTGAACATGATAGCTTCGTTGCCATCTTCAAAGAATACTACAAGTTTGTTCGAGGTGTCATTTTTATAAACACCCCATTTTGATTCAAAATGCGTGGCAATATATAAATCCATTTTGGCAATTAGATCTATGCCATACACGATTTCAGTTATTGAAATTTCAACACGTTCCCAGTTTCCTGGAAATGGACCGTTGGTTTTTCGATTTGAATAAGTCCGGAGAATGTCAGATGCTTTGAGGGTTACGCCTGTGAATCTAACTGCTCTATCTTTCATGTACTTGCCATCTGTGGGTTAATACTGTCTACATAGACAATTATACGTACTGGCAACCACACGTCAAGCACTTATTTGCCATTTGTTCCATTCTAATATGGCAATCAATAATCGTTAAAAAGCCACCCTAGGGTGGCTTTTTACATCAGCGTGAAACTCAGTTATCGATCTTTTTCTCTATTGCGCGACCACGTCGATGTGCTATTCCCTGCAATGCATACCGTGCTTGACGTAATGCTACGTCTTCAAGTTTTTTATATTCTTCTTCTGGCAAATGTCCTCTTTGATGATCAAGCAAATCAACAAGAGTACGCAATGCTTCAAATGTGTATGCAGCACTCGAAGGCTCTACCGCTTTACCATAAGCATTAAGACGGCGAACAATTTCATTACCGTAATTCAAACGATTTTCAGGACCACCAAAATCACCGGTCATACCAAACATTACATCATGTGTGAAGTCGTGACTACCAATACCAGATACTTTGCCATTATCGTAATACAGATGCCAGGGACCTTCTTCACTCACTGATTCATCCTTGATATATTCACTCATATGCCAATTCTTCTTCACGTAATTTGTCACGCACTCGCATCAATGCTTTGCCTAATAGGTTAAGAACACCAACGGGCCAGGTAGCAGGATCTTCTGCTAATGGATCGGTCTCTTCAAGACCAATACCCCAGATACGATCGTGCGGGCTTGCTTCTGCGATATACAATTCACCAGTACCAAGTAGCCATTCACGATACTCCGGAATCTGGCTGAACTTTGCGTAACAGATCTCATACATGAGTTCGTCACGATGTTCAATCCATACTGCGTCATCGTAATTCTTGACTTGGCGCCCAAGTGACTTATGACCCCAAGTAATTACCTTGCCAGTAGTCTTGTCTTTGATATCCCAAGGATACTTGGCATCAAGAATACGTTGGGCAGTTGCTGGATCATTGAATAGCATAGCCTTATAATACATCATAGGCTGTTCTGCATATTCAAAGTCGATACCATCCATACGGAAAGATGGTGAATGGTTCCAATTGGAACCCATGTCATGGTTGCGCCAGAAAAGGCACAACCCGTTTACTATTCGCATTTAATTCCCAAATTTTGTTCTAGTTCTTCTTGAGTGCTTAGGCGTTTTCCACCAGCATGAATACCACCAAGAGCCAAGTATGCAATGGTAGACGACCATTTACCTGGATCAGCAGCCAAGTCATTTACTGTCGAATCGAATGCAATTCTGAATAATGCTCTCAATGCTTCGGGCGATTCTGCAGCCATACTTTCTTCTTTTTCGAAGAGTGGCTCGACAACGAAACCACCATGTTCAAGCAACGAAATCATATACTCACGTTCGTCGGTAAATGACCAACGGTGCCTGTTGGGTCCACGCAATCCAAATACTCGATATCGCCATGCTGACGCATTGCAATCTTGCGCTTTATCGTTTAGTGATAGGATTTCTTCTTTACAGCGGGAACATTGGCCACAGCCATTACCAAGACTGACGCTACCTTTGCACATTGCACCTTGCGGAAATGTCATATTCTTATTCTCCTTAGGTATTGATACTACAATGATTGGCAATACCAATCAAGCATTACCAATCTTTTGTCCACGATGTTTACACATGGCTTCATAAAATTTAAACACCAGACGTGAAACATCTTCAGTTAATTGTTTCTCTTGTTCAGGTGTTAGTGGCACGTACACTTCTTCCTGGCCATGCATTGCTTGCAATTCTTTACCCAATTCTTTGATTTGCTCCGCGTACTGCGGATACAATGCACAATATTTGGCAATAGTATCTTCGTTGGGTACGTCAGCCTCAACCGCAAACTGCATCATTGCTTCATCATTTTCAGTCATTTCGATTCTCCGAGACAATAATGCATCATTTGATATCTTCTTGAGTTACCCCAACTTCATCGAGCGCTATCTTCATAGCTCCCACGATGAATTGAATCTGAATACTTGGTGAATTGTTTGCAGATACGATCGCGCCATGCACACTCCTAGCTATTTCTTGTAGCCGAGTTTCTTTTATAGTCACAGGCCTAATTGACTCAACCAACTCAATAGATTGTTGAGGGATCTTTAAGCCTTTTGGTGTGAAGTGAATGGTCACAGTGCAATCAATAGCATCAGCCAATGCATGCAATATTTCTTGCGTGATTGTTTGTCTACCAAGCTCCATGTTCACAACCGACGTTCGACTAAGGCCTATTTTCTTGGCAATGTCAGCTTGTGTTAGACCTTGGGACCGACGCAGACGCCTAAATGTTTCACCTAGACCATATGTGTGATCTTTATTCACAACTTCATCCAATTGGGGTTCAATTGCGGTTACTAATTGCATATGATTAACAATTCCCGTGAACGCTGCTTACTCAGTCATTACGCCTCAACCACCTTCCAAACACAACTGAGTGAAGGCAATAATGCATCAGCAACCTTTTGCGCCTCATCCTTGGCGGACCATCGAGCGGCCGCATGGATGTCATTTGTCTGTTCAGCTTCCCACTTCGGTGACTTAAAGTAGCCAGCATAGTAGGTAACAGGGAATTCTGGGTGATGTTGAAATGCTGGAACTAATTGGATGACGAACAGTTCTTCTACGTCAGCCAAGTGTGTGGATACATGTTTGATAGGAGTAAAGAACTCACCCCTGAATGCCGCTTTTAATTCCTCCCTCAAGTCATCAAGTTTCACGACAACATCAGGTGCAAATTCTCCTGTTCCTTGACGATGCACCGCAGCCATGTTTACTTCATGCATCAATCGATCTATCACACGACGTTGCCGTCCTGAGGTAGTATCAGTGGCCATAGAGAGCACTCGTAATCGTTGAACATGCGCTCCCTTTTCTTCCTTCGAAATTACGTTTGGTGGGGTTTTGATATACCACCACATGGTGTCAAGCAATGCGTCAATGTCTGTGCTGGACAGCATTTCAAGCTCTTTTTGACTTAATTTCATTGATGCCTCCGATAGTCAATTAACCATACGATAAGCTCATGTGAGCTTGCAGTCAATGTAAATGACGGAGGGCAACTGTTAGTGTTACTGAGTCTTTAATGCACCTCGAATACGAGTATGCACTTTCCACTAATGAATGCTTATTCCTGCGCCTTATTTGAATACAAAAAGTAATACTTATCCCAGAGCTTAACCACATCATCTAGGGCAACTGTCCAAGCTGAGTTGTCCTGCCCTAGATTAGGATTATAACCAAGCGCGGCCGTGCTTATCGCCACTTGCTGCATTCGTAGCTTATCAATTTCAACTTGTTCTGGGGATGTACCTAACACGTCATGCTCTTCAACCCAAGTGTTCCATTTTGCTGTACCAAGCTCAATAGAATGCCCCAGATAACGCGCATAGGCTTCATCACGTTCTAGGTCCGACGGCTCATGGTGAAACGTACCAGCGACCCTACCAGCATTAGACATCAGGACGAATATTTTATTTTTCATATTTTGCTCGTAAAAAAGCCCCGATTTGTACGGGGCTTTTTGTCAACTAACTTTACAGCTTAGTTTGCTAGTTCGTAGTACGCGGTCAAACCGAACGGAGCGACAATGCTGGTGCTGCCATGAATAATGAACAGCGTATCGCAGTAGTTAGGATCACCCCAACCGCTACCAGGATATCCGTCAGTGAACATCACAAAACGCTGTGGTTCAATGCCTTCAT